CTACTTACAGATACTGTTGGACTTATAGATCGTGTAAAAGGCCATGATGTTGCAATAGGAGAACGGCTGCCTGTAACACTAAGACATTTAGTAATAGAGGTTGATATTGTTCGACTTACACTGCTTGTTACACTTATCGTAGGTAAAAGGGATGATGGGATTGTAAATGCTGCTGATGGGCTTCGAGTAACAGATCGTGTTAGACTTACAGATACAGTAGGAGTCAAACTTACTGTTCTTGATACAGTTAAACTAAGTGAACTAGTTGGACTGACAGATCGTGTATAAGGCCACGAGGTTGGAACAGGCGATGGGCTTCGAGTAACAGATCTTGTTAGAGTTACAGATACAGTTGAACTTACAGATGGTGTATAAGCCCCTGATGTTGGAACAGGTGATGGGCTTCGAGTAACAGATCTTGTTAGAGTTACAGATACCGTTGAACTTATAGATGGTGTATAAGGCCATGATGTTGGAATAGGTGATGGGCTTCGAGTAACAGATCTACTACTCACAGATACCGTTGCACTTATAGATGGTGTATAAGCCCCTGATGTTACAATAGGTGATGGGCTCATTGTAAATGTTACAGATGGTGTTAATGATAGAGTCTGCGCAGATGATTTTGTTAATCCAGGTGATACAGTTATAGATAATGTAAACGGCTGAGTTGTTGGGATAGATGATACACTCTGACTTGATATTTGCGTCGATGATCCAGAAATACTCGATGTCTTTGTTCCGAGAGAAGCTGATACTGTAACACTTATCGAATATATTGACGGTGTAACGGATACACTTTGTAATGGACTTTGAGATGCGATACTCTGAGATACAATAGATGATTGAGATAGTGTTGGTATTACAGAGAGTGTTAGCATAGGTGTATTTGTTTGAAAAGATGGGCTTACACTTACAGAATATGTTTGCATCGATGCACTTATTGACACAGTGGATGATGTACTTTGACTCACTGAATATGTTTGTCTAGCAGTTGTAGTTTGAATCGAAGGACTACTTGATATAGATACCGTCATTGAATATGTTTGTACAGGTGTACTACTCATAATAGAAGGAGTCGCAGTCCCACTAACACTTTGAATAGATGCAGACGGTGAATATGTTAGCATTGGTGTAAGCGAATATGTTAGAGTTGGTGTATTCGTAAGAAACGAACGACTTGCACTCCCAGTAATACTTTGTATTGATGCACTTACAGAAGGCGAAAAAGATCCAATTGATTGTGATATAAGAGGTGTAACAGAAAATGTTAGTCCAGGTGTTATGCTAAAAAAGGAAGGAGTCGCACTCCCACTCACACTTTGAATCGATGCAGTTACCAGTGAAGATAAGGATACAGTTAGAAGCGAAGATGAGGATACAGTTGGTACTACAGAATATGTTAGACTTGGTGTATTTGTAATAAACGAAGGACTTGCACTCCCACTAATTGTTTGCATTGATGCAGTAGAAGAAGGAGTCGATGCTAAAGATCCTGTAACAGAATATGTTTGTCCAGGTGTTATACTCATAATAGAAGGAGTGGCAGTTCCACTTCGAGTATTAATAGATGCACTTGCTGATATAGTAGATGATGTGCTTGGACTGCTTGTAACCGTGAATAAAGGCGTATTTGTTTGAATGGAAGCAGTTGCTGATTCAGTTGAAGTTTCAAGAGAAGAAGCAGAAGGAGCAGAAAAAGTGGGTGTTAATGTATACATACTGAATGTTTGACTAGGACTAGGTGTAAATGATACACGATCAGAACTACTGAGTGTTATTGTTGAAGTTGGAGTATATACTATAGTAAGAGTTCCAAAAGATCCTGTTAGAGAAGGGGTGCCAGTTTTACTCGTGCTTGGTGATCCTGAAATGCTTGAAACTACAGTAGAACTTATTGTCCAAGAAGAAGAATAGGATTGAAATGATGCGGTCGATACAAGCGAAGAAGTAAAAGCAGCAGTTGTCGTTTGACTCACTTTTGCCGTCTTTGTTTGTCCAGAAGCAGTTACTGAATAAGAAATAAGTGGACTTCTCGACGCGGTTTTCACACTCGATCCTGATTTTGATTCAGATGGAGATCCTGATATAGTAGCATGGCTTCGTGTAGCAGAAGATGTTCCAGAGATAGTTGATGAAGAAGTTGTGGAAGGACTCGTTGATTCACTTGCTGTAGACGTTCCAAAAGAATTTGTTTGATTAGGGGATCGACTATCCAAGGCAGTTTGTGTAATAGAGGATGTTATGGAAGGGGAAAGAGATTCTTTTGATGCTGAAGATGTATGCGATACAGATGTTGAATAAGAAGGCAAGTCTGTCATAGAATATGCACTTATCGTTGCTGTAATTGTTTTACTGATTTTTCCTGTTATTGTTTGTGTAATAGTTAGAAGAAGTGTTCGAGTAGTTGTTGATGTTACAACTTGAGTGAATGATGTAGTTACTGATACTGTAACAGTTTTAACAGGAGTCTGAGATACTGTTGTCGAACCAGACGGAGTTTTAGACACAGTTGTACTTTGTGTAATTGTCTTTGTACTAATAATAGAAAACGATTGTAGAGAAGATGTTGAAAGTGTAGGGGTAGCTGACATTGTCTTGGTTGAAGAAATAGAGCGTGTTTGTGTAACAGATGCAGTTGATGTATATGATGCTCTTCCAGAGGATGTATAGGAAGAAGAACCGGTGCTAGACGATGTTTCCTTCGGTACTCGTGTTACTGTTGCAGATTCAGTAATATTTGTAGAAGAAGTTGTGCATGCAGAAGTAGACGGAGATGACGAACTTGACTTGAGCGATGTATACGTTCTTACGTTTGAAGATGATACGCGCGTAGAGGCAGATACAGTGCTTGTAATTGTCGATGTTTTAGATTTTGATGTAGTTGCACTAGATGATCCAGTTGATGTAACAGAATTAGAGATGCGCGATGAAACACTCTCTTTTGTGGTTGTTGATGTTTTTGTCGAAGTGAATGTCAATGTTCCTGTTCGAGTCTGTAGAACAGTTGCCGTGTCGCGTGGATTTCTACTTGTCGTGAATGTTACGCGTATACTTGGAGATGCTGTTGTAGTAGCTGTTTGTGTTTTTGTAGCAAGTCGACTATTACTTGGGGTTGACGTAGATGTAGGTGTTTTACTTTGCATAGCAGATCGTGTAAAAGATGGTGATGCGCTAGCCGTTTTTGTTGAGCCAACTGATCGTGTTGCTGAAAAGGTAATTGGTATTGTAAGTGTTGTTTTTGATGTCTTGGATTGGGTAGGACTAGCCGTTGTTGTTTTTGATACTGCACTAGAGCGTGAAAAACTAGGAGAAGCAGAAGATGTTTTTGAAGTGCGTTGTGAAGGAGACGTTGTTGGACTTGCTGAATTTGTTTTAGATGTTGTTGGAGATGCAGAAATCGTTTTCGTTGATGTTATTGTTTTAGAAGATGTTGTTGATGCAGTAAGAGTATGTGTTTGAACCGAAGATGCTGACGTAGTTGATGATGCACTAGATGTTTTAGTTGACGCGGCTGTTTGTGTTGGATTTTTTGTATTAAGATTTGTTTTCGATTGTATTAGTGATTGGGTTTCACGGATTGTTTGAATACTCGTTGGACTTATTCGTGGTGTACGTGTAGATGTTTTAGATGATGTAGATGTAGATGTATCTACTGCTACATTATATAAGAGTACTCTTCCTACTGGATCTGTAATTGCATTTGTAATTGCAGGAAGTGGGGGTTCAGCCACACTAAGTGACCCAAGTGACTTAAGTGACATGAAAAATAAGAATAGATATATTAGTTTCATACTATATATATACTATAATCTTAAGACCGGTATTATATGCCACGAAATCCACCAAGTTTCATTAACTCAATTCCATATGCATTTTGACCATCCAAAGTCTTTGTTGTACTACGAAATGTTGCTCCTAAATATGATCCGCTATTTTCACCAGTATAATACACGAGAATCTTCGCCTTATCTCTTGCTGCTTCAACAGTTTTACGCAGAAGAGGATCAATAGCCCATCGCTGTTTCAATGCATAAGCTAAGAATCCTGCACGAACAGATAACCATTTTCCTTCATCGAATTGAATTCCCTTATAGGAATATAAGCCTTCTGGTTCAGTTGTTGATAATTTTACATTTACTTTTGCGATTTCGTTTTTAAGAAGCAGATATTCTTCTGCCTTTGTCATTGTTGGTTCAATCTTTGGATTTTTCGCCTTGATTGTTTGTAACTTTCTAGCACGATCGGTGAGAAATTCTTTATGGATCTCACCTTGTTCCTCAGAAAACAAACTTGTTGCAAGATGAGGCTTATTTGTTGCTACACTATATAACATAGCCGCCATGAAATGTTCAATGGTAGGATAGGAAACTCCTGCTTCATCCTTGATAGGAACAGGAGCATAAGGTCCAAGCCAACGAATTGCTTCAACATCGCCTACCGCAAGTTTATCCGTGAGAGGAGAATCTATATAGAACTGGATCAACTGAGTTGCTTGATATTTCATCTTCTGACTTGTAGCTAGTGTAGGAGCAGCTGCAGCAGTAGCCCCGCCTTCAGGCATTGTTGGAGCAGCTGCAGAAGCAGAAGCAGAAGCAGAAGGAGCAGTTACAGGAGCAGTTACAGGAGCAGCAGCAGAAGGGGCAGAAGCAGAAGGAGCAGAAGGAGCAGAACTCTCAAGTCTACTCGTACTCTTTCTCTTGAAGATGAACCATCGATTATAAAATGAATACTCTCTTACTGCCGGCGACATTGCAAACACCTGCTTTTGCTTCTTTGCCACATCATATGTATCAGAAAACATGCCCGTACTTTCTGCATATGGTAATCCAGCATCAACACATTCCTGCTTGTTCATGATATAACAGCCAATCTCATTCATTCGCTCAGTTAGTATAGCAAAGTTCATTAAATATTCAACTTGCGATGTACCAATACTAATGAAATCAACTTCAATAGGTAATCCTAGCCCCTGCGAATCAGATGGTAAATACGTATTTGAATACATCTTCTTAATCTTCCAGATCTCCGTTGACCCATCTTGTCCTATCTTTGTCCCACCTTCAGGTAAAACACGAAGGCTATCAAAGATTGTTTTACCATCGAAACAACATCCAATAAAGACTCCTCCAACTTTCAAGGAATCATTGATATTTTGTATAAGACCAGTCAAGGTTGCCTCAGATTCAAAGAAATAGTGCAGGGCAAACATAATTGCAATACAATCTGCTCCCTCGCGAAGACGACCCGCAGCCTTTTCAAGGACAAACGGTGGAACAGGACCATTAGGATTTACTTTTCCTAATACACTTCTCATAATATCAGACTCTTCAGGCGTAGATCCAGCCTCTCCACTAGCAATATTCTTTGCCGACGTTCCAATTGCAAAGACCATAGTACCTATAGAATCATACCCACCATTTTCGAGAATTTGATTCAAATAACGCCTGTAAATACCATTCATTGGGTCGCGAATACCTTCTCCTGCCACATCAACACCAAATACGAATGCTACATCTTCGCGTATCCATTTAACAAGATCTCCTCCTTGTCCGCAGGCTAAATCCATAATAACCTTTTTCCCTCCTTTCAACCCTGTTGAAAGTAGAATTCCCTCTTTAATAAACCTATTGTGAAATGCACGAAGCCCTTGCACGCTTTGTAAATCTTGCTTAGGACCCTTTCTGTCGTAATATACTCGAGTAACTCCACTAGGAGCCAGTGCACTCTTCACTTCCTCGCTAGAAGGTTGTTCAGTTCCAGTGCGAATCATACTGCGAGTAATAGGCTCGTGAATACTATTCCAAACACCCTCAGCCGCAGTATCCTTGTTCATCGTACCTCCAAAATTACCAGTTTTCAATGCCTTCTGATACCTTTCCGTCTTATCGTAACGAATACGCATAGGAATCCATCTCCATCCTGGCTCCTTTGATGCATCATATCGCATTTCAACAATCGATCTATCTTGTATAGCATCGCCATCATTTTCACAGCGTATAATACTATCATTTGTAATAGGATCAGTCTCGATTTTAATGTAACACACCCCTGACATTGTATCAGGAATTTCTCTAGGATTGAATAGTACTGGTTTATACGGTACTTTCATTCCTACCCCCCTCTTTGTTGCAACAGAACCTGGCAACGGTTGACGAAAGAGAATAGTGCCACGAGGATTTTCATATGCTGGGTCTAAATCACTGCCGACAAAGAGACGCAGAGTCTTAAATTGTACAAATTCGCCGCTAGGTAATATGCTCGTTGTAATCTCATCTTCAACAGATCCACTCTCCTTTTCAATACTACAGAGGAAATCAACTGTATTTTCCTCGGCAGGCTTCCATTTTAACTGTGCATGAAAGGCTACTCCTGGTCTGGTTGGCAAAGGATCTTTATTAGGAGTTAAAATCAAGCCATCTGTGTGATATCCTGTCTTAGTATCGAGAACCTCCTTGCATCGATCAAAGATTTCTTTATCGCCGGGAGATGCAAATTTAAATGTTTTCATGGAAACCATAATTTTCGATTTGTCCGTTAAGGCGAGAGCTGTTGCCGGTCCTCCGCCTGAATTCCACGTGGTTACCCATTTTAAGAGAGAAGTGTGACGACCATCTTCTCCTGCAAAAGGCTTCTGAGAAATATCGACTCCATTCACGATATACGCATCGAATAAGATAAACTGAACAATAGGATTTCCATCGATATCTCTTGTTACATATTCACCGTCAAGCAGAGAATCTTTCAGTGTTTCGACAATGAGTCCTGTTCTATATACATTAAATGTCATATCAATCATATACAATTCTCCCTTTCCCGTTGTAAATCCCATCATACGTGTTCCATCGGCTTTATCGGTTACATTGTAACCATCGCGTATATTAGGAACACGGGGTACTCGCTCCTTTCGCATATTATCAAGGATCATTGTGATGGGGGCTACACCTCGAAATCGCTCAGTTCCTGTGAGTGCTTGATATGCGGAAATAACTGCGCGACTTTTCGACTTTCTCATGAGAATATGGTGCTTTTGAAGACCGCGCAACACTTCTCCAACACCGCGAACAAGGGTTTTCATGAAAGGGAGCGTATCAGTCTCTGGCTTATCAGGACGTGCTAGTTCGACTTCAATCTCATAGGTTGGCTCAGCCTTTGTCAAATCTCTTTGCCTGAATGTCGTTTGCCAATCAAACTGTCCTCGTTTCATGGGTGTACTGCGAACCATACTTAGATCATATCGAAGTCCTTCTCCTACAAATGTCCACCTTCTTAAAATGCGGAATGCCTTCTTTTTAGAGGCCCATCCCTTTAACATTGCTTTGATATCAACGTCTGTATTCGCAAGTGGAAGTTCTCGGCGAACTTTCACTCGAATACCATACTCGGGCAGATCAACAGAATCTTCTTTTCCTGTACGATCCTTTATCATTGCCTCGAAGGGGGCAGTCTCTAAATTATCAGATCTACAGTATTCTTCAATAGATGACATGCCGACAATTGTAAAACGAATATTTTCAGGAGTAAGGATTTTAATATGGTCTTCTTGCGGAAGAGCAGTGTAACCTTTTGATGTTAACCGCTGAGCAACTTCCATGAAGGATGTTGCATTAATTGGCATATTCACAGTGGATTCTAATTCCATTGTGTCGTTGGATAACCATTTGGAAATAATATCTTTTACCTTGGATATTTCTTCCGGATGTAGTTCCATTCTACTGTGTGACCTAGATGAAATCCTTTATTCCCTGATCAACTTTATTTACGAGATTGTATTTGTCTTCTTAGATGCTCACATATGACTTATTAGTAAATCTGCAATTTCCACTAGAATATTTATCTTAATAATTAATTTAATTATTAGATAAGTACTATAAATTATTATTTAATTTCATTGGCAGTCCGTGACCGAATAATATCATATATATCAATACGGAAGATGCTATTAAAATACTCCTATTTTCAGCCACATTTTTTTGCTGTCTTAGTCCGAATACCATGAACACGTAGAGTATTATTCCAATTATTACAGAATGTAATAACATAGTAAGGCCACTTTCCATTTTATACTATGGCTTTATATTTTTCCATTCTTACTCAACCTTAAGGAAATGTTCGATTGCCTCGCATTTCCCGAGAGTTTTTGCCCAATCTTCCTTCTTTATCCGCGCACCCACACCCTTAGGTGTTACATGCCTATCGTTAACCTTCTGCTTAATTTCTTCAAAAGTACCTTCGGCAATAGGCCAGTCAATTGCCCATCCATCATCCTCTCTATCGGATAGCCATTCGCCCATATTTACCTGCTTCGTGTTTTCGCCAGACCAGTCAATCATATGCTCACACCTCGAATCAATCCAGATTGTTTGAGTTGTGAATGACCATTTCCTTAAATCTTCAGGGACTGTCCACATCTTTTTAGCATCAACATCAAAACATACAGTCTGGACTTTATACAATTCGTGCAGAATCAGAGCAATCTTTTTGTTTTGTTCGGGCGTAGGATTCATTGCACTCAATGCTTCAGCCATAGATGCTTTAGTTAACTTGCGATTTCTGATGGTATTCATAGCCTTTTCTTGCAGTTGAAAGGAAGTGTCTCTGACCTGTGTTGAAATGTATGCTTGACCTCCTAGAATCATCAAAGGATCTTTAATATAATTAAAAGCAGTCATTAATTTCCCAGGGGAGAGTGTCCGTAGTTCTCCGCCCCAGAGAGAATTTGTTGGGTTTAGCTGTACTTGATTCCTTGTAAAAATAGGTAAGGACATATTTTTAGACGGATTGTCGGATATTTTTTGTAGAAATTCCTCCATGTTACTATATATACACGAAACTCCCTTAGGTGGAGTTGAGTATAGAACCTTTTGTCAACATGTCCAATTCCTTTTCTCTTTCTTCAAACTCGGAAGAGTTCTTTTTACAGAATTGAATCCATTCCTTTATTTTTTGAAGAGTAGACTCTTTTATTACGGCAAGATCAAAAAAAATCCCATTTCTATTTTCACTAACTTCTTCATTTTCGCGTTTTAATATACGGAAGAGTTCTTCTTGCTCGGTGCGGTTAAATCTCTTTATTTCTTCATGTAGACGTTTACGTTGCTCAAAATCATTTGTACTCATGGTACTTTCTTATATATTACATTGCATTTTTAGAATAGTTCCGCAGTTAAAGGGAAATGTTTTCAGATGGTGTGATTGCCTTAAAGGGATCGACTGGTGCCTCTCCTTCTGCTTCTCCTTCTCCTTCTTCTGCCTCTCCTTCTCCTTCTCCTTCTACCTCTTCTCCTTCTCCTTCTCCTTCTACCTCTTCTCCTTCTCCTTCTGCTTCTGCTTCTGCTTCTGCTTCTGTAGCTGCAGAAGCATCTGCAACTGCAACTGCAACTGCCTGAGTAGCAGAAGTAGAATCAGAAGTAGAATCAGAAGCACTCTTAACAAGTGTAAGAAACTGCCCAATGCTGAGGATATGTGGGTCGTTAATTTGGAATCTAGACTTCTTAATCTCTACTCGAATTGTATCCCCCAGTTCAACAGAATCAAACTCCTTATTACCAATATGAAGATCTCTTACAACCATCACGTGTACAGCATTTTCAATAATAATATATAATCCCGCCTTTGATTTCCTTACAACTGCACCCTCAACAACTGTCCCATTTGGCGGATTATACACCTTTCCCTGCGCCTTTATGTAATACATCGAATCAGCAGTAAATGTCCCCTTTTCCATATACCCATAAGAACGACTCAACATCTTCAATGAATTCGGAATAAGAAATCCGTGCTTTGTGCACTTCCCTTCAATCTGCCTTCTCATTTGTTTTAACAGAATATCGTCAAAGGAGAGAATTTCAATATTCATGTCTTTCGGAGAAAGAGAAACCTTTTCTTCGAATATAGCATCTTGTTCCATAGGACTATCTCTACTGGGAAATATACTTTCATTTTTAGACCAACCTCAACTACCTCAATGGATGATTCACCAGATGTGATTGAATACTTCTATAAAACCATCTCTTCCCTTGCACCTTTAACTCATCCATCATGCGAAGAGTTAAATCTACTACAGTGCACACACGCAAACTATTTTCAATTGACCTCGAGGCCAATTCAGTCGAATGTAATCCCATATCAGACAGTCCTTCCTTTCTTAGAATTGTTCCGTATTGTTTTAATGCCTCTATTTCAGAACTTGTAGAACTATTATTCGCACACTCTGCTCCACGTTGAAGTTTCCCCCCAGGCAAAGGTGGACGACCCTTTTTAAAGATAATATTCAATTTCTTAGGACTAAAAATCAAAAATCCATAATTAATTCCAGTCGTTGTCGTATTAATAGGTTCGGCTAAAAGCGGATCCCTTCCGCTTTCTCTCTTTAAAATAGATACAACAGCAGCAGAACACACTTTATACGATCCGTTTGATTCAGGGCATAAATATTCCAACGTATTCGTCTCACTATTTAATACACGAAGGTAGGTTTTTCCTTCTAATGTCCAATACGATTCCTCTGCCACTTCCTTTATAATAAGATCCGCTGATCCTACTGCAGCTGCCAGCAATTCCCTCTTTTTTGCAGTTGTAATATATTCATCCCACACATACATTCTTACAACTTTCGCATATATCTTGCGCATCTCCTTATTACCTGATATACTATGATATAACCAAAGAATCTTTTCGAATTTTTCCTTTTGACCTTCATAAATACCTATACTGGCTTTGATTTGTTTTAATTCATCTAACACCAGGTCAGGTACAGTCGTTATACTTGCCTCTCCTTTCTCAATATCATTCGTCCAATCTTTTACTTCTTCCCATAATCCTTCGCTAGTATCATCTGCTGGAGCGAGAATTGAAAACGCCTGTTCGCCTACAGCATCAGGTTTTTCCTCCTTCTCTTTTATATAGAGGGTAGGATCAAATGAATCTTTTGGAATGGGCACATGTCGAACACGTATGGCAATAGGGATTGATTCATCAAGAAGTTCATCTGGCTGATAAATATAAAACCCATTGCGAAGAATAATGCGGCCAGATCCTTTCGCTGTTTTTACTCGAAAGGTATCCTGTGTAACCATTTCATTTAAAATGGATAATAGAATTGTTCTAGGAATCGTTTCAAATTGTTGTTGAATTTTCTCAAAGGTAACATAATACTGATTATTTGTAATTAAATCTTCAATATATGAGCGTATAGTATGAATATGAAATCGCGCAGTATATTCATCATATGTATTTATATCTTGCATATCAAGGGACGGGGGGGCAGGCATTGGTTCTCCCTTTCCATCTTTGCATCCATAATCACAGCTGTCTAACCAGTCACACATCACCGTAAAGGGTATATCATTAATATCTACATTTTTTCGCTCGACTCCTTGACTATCTGTTATACTTGGGATTGGAGGAATGCCTTTTAACAAAATAGAATCTTTATTTAATGAACAATCAATTGCATGTTCTTTGAGTACACGCAAGACTTTTCCAGCCTGTATAGCCTTCTCCAAGGCAGTTCGATATGAATACATATCAATTGTTTCTAGACTAGCATCTGAGGCGTATTTATTTACAAGGAGAACAACAGTACAGTTGCGATATTCTCGGTCAAGAAGAGCATGTGAACAATTACGAATACCTCGTCCTAGAACCTGTTCTAATTTATTTAAATGATACCAACTATCAAACACGAGTACTTCACGTATATACCGCAAATCTAAACCTTCTCCCGCTACCTGAGACCCTAAGACAACTTTGACTTCTTCTCCATATTTATTCTTAGGTACTCTGCATATATTAATAGATGCAGCATTATTTGGCGACAATTCAGAGGAACCAGTAAGAAGAACATATTTTGCAGGTTTGAATGGATGCGATCCTGTATGACCCTTTTCTCTCATAGGACACGATGCACACTGTCTACCTTGATCGTCTTGGATTCCTGTCGATAAAAATCCAACATCTCTTCCCCATAAGGTATAACCATTTGCTTCAAGAGCGAGGGCAATCGTTAATGCACCAGAAGGAACAAAACGACTATATACAAATGCAACTCCCTTACAATTGGCGAGACGGTCTAGTAATACTGCTGCTTTCCCACTAGAACTTTCAATATTTGATCGAAGAAGCCAACTTGCATCGATTCCTTCATAGGGAGTAAATGTTATTAAAGATCCTCGCTTTTCTTTCTGAAAACATGCATCAAATCCGCGCTGCCCAATCTTTTCCTTTAGCAATTCACCCTCATTCGGAAAAATCCAGTTTCCTCCTTGAATTAATATATCCATGGAAACTATACCAATCCCTTGTTCATGTTTAACAATCTCATTTGCCTCTCCCTTATAAAATGCCTCTGACTCAGAAGTAAAATTGCAAGGTATACAAGGAAGTCCACCTTTTTCAAGACCCTTTTTAAGATTTGGTACTAGGCGCTCTCTTTCTTCAGGAGGAATAGGTTCCCCTTTTGGATTAATAGAAGGCCATTCACGCACACGATCTCTCATATCAGGCTCCAGACGTAAGGGGAAAGAAAGAGGATTTTCTCCTCGCATAAATGAAATGTAATAGGATGATACTTTCCCCAAAATATTTCTCCCACTTTCAGTAAAAGAACCATCTCGATTAAATACATCTGCAACTCTCAGTGTGGCAAATTTATCATTTATAAGAAGAAGATTTAATAGGAAAATAATTTCAATATAGGAGTTATACATAGGAGTAGCTGTCATTAGGACAAGTGTCAGCCCTTCGCATACACTTAAAATTTCTTTCAGATAGGGGGTAAGCCGTTTACCTGCTCTTGCCTCTGCAGTATCATGTTCATTTACGTCATCTTTTACATCTTCTTCTTTCTCATCGGGATTGTCGCGTAAATTGTGTGCCTCGTCGACAATGAAGATACGATTAGAGAATTCATTGCGAAGCATTTCTCGTTTAATAGATTCGCTTGCCTTTCTTTTTTGCAGAGATGCAAGGAGGCGTTGAATATGATTATAAAAGGAAGTGTAACCAAAAAATTCGTAGCGAGAATTAATACTTTTATCAATTCTGCTTTCAATTACTTTAGGATTTCTTTCAGTGAAACTATTGGTCAGTGAGAGATATACATTTGCTGTACATCCATTTTGAGAATTAGGTTCTTTTCCTTTGCCAATGGTAATAGAATTCATATCAAAGATTGTTCTACGGAATCCTTCTTGAATATTTGGAGGAGCAATGATACAGACTTTCTGATCAGGATACATTTCCAAATACGATTCGCATACAGTTATTGCAGCACATGTTTTACCAACACCCACGCCATGAAAAAGTAGAGCAGAACGATAAGGAGTGCGTGGAGAAAGGAGACGAGATACGAATCGCTGGACAGGTGTTATTTGAAAATCCTCAGTTATGCGGCATTTATCTACACTCAAATCTGTTATAGGACCCTGTCGACTTTCCTGGAATTCTCTTTTTCGCATTAGTTTAGGTAAAAAATCTTCTCCGCTGTGAACTCCTCGCAGTGTTTCCGTGTACCATTGTTGCCATTCATTTCCCCGTTCAGCCGATTGTCTAGGAAAGTTTGGGTCCGGATAGAGCCCCCCTTCAGATTCCCACGTTGGATGGTCTTCTGATGGAAATATTTTATTCTCAAATAATCTATTTAATGCATCATATTGGTCCTGTATATCGACGGCATTCCTCCAAGCATCTAACAAGGCTCTTCCTTCGGGAGTACTCGCCATTCTATCTATGAATAGGAAAGGGACATAGATTTCTAAATAATGATGCAGCGCGTAAAAGCACTTCCTTCTTCTCAATATTCTCTGGTCGCAAATGATTTAGGGCTTCATCTATAGAAAACCATTGAATATCCCCTATTTCACGTCGCATATGGTCATTCTCAACGTCGAATTTGATGTCGAGATTAGGAGGAACCCAGACGATAAAATATTTATGGCAATAGTGTACGTGATTACTACCGAAGAATGATTCAATAAGAGGCTCAATGTTATTAATACAAATGACTTGATTTTCCTTTACTCCCGTTTCTTCCTCCATTTCGCGCATTGCACAAATGTAATCGCTTTCCTGAGCATCTCTTCTTCCTTTTGGAAATCCCCATTCTGGTGTTTTCTTAGGGGGATTTGCTGATGCAATTAATTCATCCATTGTCCAGAGTTTACCATTCGCATCCTTTATTCCTTCATGAATGTGTTGCCATTTTTGCATTGCATTTTCAAACTCATTTTTATATAAATGTGAATGATTCAGACCCCACATACTATTCCAAAGAACATCGAAGGGACCATCCCTATATCTCCTTTGCTCGTCCTCCGTAATTCCTCCTAGGTGAAGCCTTATATAGTCAATGTCGGTTACCTTATATCTTCCACGTATAAGTTCAATGAATCCTAGACTATCACGACGTTGAATAAGGAGAAATTCGAGGTGCTCCTTTTCGAGGCCAGTAACATTTCCGTCTGATATAAGATTTTTTTCGAGATGAAATGTTTTACTTGGACGAACCATGATAACTCCGTAACTTGTTACAGGTGCAATACAATTGCGAAAGACGTGGCCATTTCCACCGCAATTTGTACAAAAATTTTTCTGATTTCCTCTATATACATAAGACATTCCTGACATTCCTCCTGTATATTCCACCGAGTGTTTAGACCATAGATACATGAATGCGTGAATGCGTGAAATGCATGATACTTTATACAGAATGAAAGTAGAATGCAGATACCTCCCGAAACATGGGGGCCCTTTTTCTGGAATACAATACATATTGCATCCCTCGGCTACCCTGTGAATCCTTCCCATGGACATAAAAAGGCAGCAAGAGAATTTTTCGAAAGTTTGCAGTACTTAATCCCGTGTCCGATTTGCCGTGAACATTATAAAGTCCATATGGAAAAATACCCAATTGGTCCTCATTTAGATAGGAGAAGCGACCTGTTTCGGTGGACACTTTTATTACATAATGAGGTGAGTAAAAGTTTAAACAAGCCTATATTCACAGAGGAGGAAACAATTGAATATCTGAAAAAGTTAGGGCAGATGCATCGTTCTCCTATTTGGACGACTGAAGATTTTGCAGAGGGAGAATGGAGAGGACGTGTCCAAGGCTTAGCATCTGGACTTATCATTGGTGGAGTTGGTTGCGGCCTTATATTCTATCTTAGTAATAGTTAATGTCTCTGACAAACTTTCCAGAAGACATTTATACAGGGTTAGTACTTCCTAAGAAGCATCCCTTTAAAAAAGCAAAGGAAGTTGTCGTTGAAGCGAAAATGACAAATGACGAGATAAAGGCAAAAGAAGGCACCTACTTCGATGGAAAAGGGTATACTATCTTCGATGAAGATGTTGATGTATATGCAATGATAGACGGGGAAAAGAAGTTACTTGCCAAGTTAAGAAAGAAAGTTATTGATCCCGAAGTAATTAAAATAGGATGGGAAGGATTTTGGATAGCTGCTGGGCCTTCACGCAATAGAGGGGCTGCTGCAGGTCCTATTGCAGTTGATGGGAAGTATTGGAAAAGTAGAAGCCCTGTCAATATTCGTGGATGGTCTGCAAATGAAACATTGAAAGGGAAAGTTGGAAAAATGCGTGTAAATAATAATGTATTTAGTTCAGTCCTGGGATATTTTAATGCAACTCCATTTATGAAACTTCCATGTCGCATTACCTCGTATACAATGAGATATTGGAAATATTATAAACACGGCCTCCCCTTCATACGGGCAATCGATGATTGTTTCAAAACTCTCGTCCCGGATAAATATGCCTTACAGAAAAAGGCTGCAGAAAAAATGCCAATGGTACATATTACAGATACGTCATTTTCTTCGGTGACGATAAATAGGAATTTTAGAACCGCTTTGCATAAGGATGATGGTGATTTTAAAGATGGTTATGGAAATCTGTCCGTTATTGAACGGGGCTCATATAAGGGAGGATATACACTTATGCCCGAGTTTAATATAGGATTTAATGTGCGAACGGGCGATTTCTTAGCAATGGATGTTCATCAATGGCATTGTAATACTGAATTATACGAAACAGAGGAAGATAAGAAAATTAATAAAGGGCTTCCTCGCATTCACAAAGATTCTTTAGATACAGGTACCTTAGGTGCAGAGAAACCATTTAGCCGTGTTTCTTTTGTATGTTATCTGCGAGAAAAGTTACGCGAGTGTGATAGTGCAAAAACAAGGAAATTTTATCAAAAGATTGGATATAATTACAAAAACAATTCGTTCACTGCAAAAAAGAGAAAGACAACTAAATCAGATGGCGATGAATAAGAGACAAGAAGTAATTCAAAAATATACTCAGAGTTTTGGCTCACTTTTATCTGCATTACCAGGATTTACAGCTCCAGCAACTCCTGCTCAACTTGCACGCCAGACGTTTAGCACGCCTGCTTATGCAGGACCTGGATCTGGATCTGGAGCAGCAGCAGGCAAACCTTTCAGCATGGGTGCAGCGCTCCCTTTCAGTGCAAGCATGGCGAATCCTTTTGCTTCAACTTCAACTGCAACTGCATATGGAGCTTCTTCCGGTTATACGTTACAAGTATTGTTTTACTTCTTTTTATACGGCTTTGTCCTATTTCTCCTCCTAATGTTAATTCACTATGCAGTACGCCCCATATTTCAATTTGTTCCAGGTGGTTCAGGAATTATACCCATGTCTACATCACATGATTATAAGACATACTGGAATTCTGGATCTCAAGAATTATCTGTTGCACCAGATTCTTCGCTAATATCTGATATACTTTCCCAGCACGACTTCGTCGAAAATTACACTGTATCGGTCGATATATATTTAACAGATCTAACAAATAAATCATTCATGGATAGGCTAATCTTTTACAATTCAGTATTACCTTTAGTAAAGAACTATAGTAAATCTAAACCCACTTTAGCAGAAGATATTTCAGCAAATACAGATGCACAAGGTACTACAATGATATGTTATATAGATGACTCTACAAATAATTTACTTGTGACTTACTTTTTAAATGATACAAGTGCCCAACCAGCAACAAAGGTTCAACGAAGTTGTTTTCCTATTCAAAATATTCCCCTTTATACTCCCTTTCGTTTAACGATTGTATATAATAAAAATATTTTTACCGTTTATTTAAATGGAGTACAAGTTTCACAAACAAATGTAGCACATACATTACCAAGAATATCCTCATCATCAACAAATGGTAAACATAGATTTTACCCTAATACTTCAACTACAAAATGTGGAAATGTTCAAACACTAATGTTATGGAATCGCGGAATAACATATCCCGAAATTGTGGGGAATACAGTAGCACTTACAGGAGTCAAAAAGTTTGGAATTGTTTCTGATTCATCACCTACACAGGAGAAATGCACCTAATGTGTAATACCATCCAATAATACATGATAAAGTTAGATATGATACTACCTATAATAATAGTTATAGTTATTGTCGTTTGTGTTGCAGCATTAACACTCTTATATTTGAAACGAGGTACAGATTCATCGACTCTATATGATTTATCTACCTCGCCGATAAGTGCAGTAGCGAATAAGGATCTCCCGTGGAATATGAAAACACCTTCGTCGCTAAGATTTGCAGTCTTAATTACTAGTGCACCTAAAACGGTAGTTGACGTTGATTGCAGTATAAATGATACAACTATTGACGCTACTTCACTGCAACAATCTTGTAACGAATATACATTTACTCGATGTGTATGTACGAGTATAAACGATTGTACAAATTGTAAAATGGGGAATACCCATTTAACACCCCTAGTTTCCCTCGGTTCGTTTGTAACGTTATATGCATCCGGCTATACTTCCCAATCCGATAAACCCCTTGTATCAACATTACTAACCATTAAAACTGCTGGCAATTCTAAGTATTATATCGAATCGATTCCTCTTCCGGCAATTCCTTTGCAAAAATGGACAGTCATAACAATTGTTCAAGAAGGAAGAAGAATTGATGTCTATTACGGAGAAAAGTATGTAGCAAGTACATATTTAACATACCCCCCTGTTCCAGCACCCGGATCAGATTCTTGGATGGTAGGAGGAATGAATGGATGGGCAGGTAAGATTGGTTTGTTCTCCACGAAACTGATTGCCCAATCATCTCACGATGTAAGTACCGATGTCACTCAGTTGGTTGATACTACTGGAATGCCATATTCTCTGGATAATATCGATTTCTCCTTTAATTTAAATCTTCCTTCGTGTATTTTCGGCACGTGTACTGGTCTTCCAGCAATAAAACCACCCAACCCTTTTTCTGTATATGCAAGTTCTGTAAGTTAGAATATGTATGCTTTCTGAACCTATTACAGAATGAGTCAATCTGGTAACAATCTTAAAAACATGAAACTTTCGGCCCTTACCTCCGGATTGTCAGGGACATCGGGAATGGTGGGTGGTATAGTGTTTTTTATTATCCTGCTGATCATATTATATTATGTGTATACGTTCTTGTACAGTTCTACCGCCGTTCAGTCGAGTATCAACTTGATCCCAACGAACGTTATGGATCCAAAACAGTTAAAGGGTGGGAGTGTAATTCGATGCGACGCAAGTGTATCGGTAGCATCGTATGATTCTAAACAGATTGCGGCGGCTGCGGCAGCTGCGGCTGCTGCTGCTGCAAACACTGGCGGTGATTCGACCGCTGCCAATGTTGCTGCTGCTGCTGCTGCTGCTGGGCTTACATGCACTTCGGCAACTGCTGCTACAAATGGAGTGTTTGCCCCTGGAACTGATTATGCCGTTGCTGAGATCCAGACTGGCGGATTAACATCCGGTGGTCAATACACTGTAACTATGTGGTTAAGCGTTTACAGTACTACACCTGAAAATGTAGGAACTGCAACAACACTGCCCCTTCTTGATATAACATCTACTGGAAAGACTCCAAAGACCCAATTATATATTGGTTTAATGCCAACAAATGGTACTTTAGTTGTAAATCAAGGCACGGCTGATGCTAGCGATGGCACGGTTGGTATCTTTGGAATGGCATCTTCTGTATCTGGAAGTACAGGATCTCCCACAATACTGAAAAGCGATAAATGTAGTATCATCAATGGCATTGAATATCAGAGATGGGTTCTCATCAGCGTGGTTGCAAATGGTCGCACGTTAGATGTATACATTGATGGTAAATTAAGTCGTTCTTGCGTGTATGCTGGAATGAATGACTTGGGTAATACAACTGGTAAGGGAACAATCACAGTTGGAAGACAAAATACCACCACTGGAAGCATAAACGGTGTTTTCTCAACAACCGATTATTACAATTACGCCCTTACTCCCGACATAATCTGGGGTATTTACCAAGCCGGCCCAGCAACCGCTTCTGGAGGTAACTTCTTTTCTGGCTTATTTAATACGAATATTGACTTGAGTATGGGAACAGCAAATAATTAGTAATTATATTTACAAAACAAGATTTTGATACACACATATAGAATGGAAGTATCAACATCTGAGATTTTCCCACAAATCATATATGCTATTGTCGTTGTCGCACTTGTCTACATTGTTTACATGTCTGTGGAAGTTCTATGGAGAGCATATTTAGGCTATAGTGGTACCCGAGTTGTTGTATATCCTATGACGGGCAATCTGTCTAAAGTATTTACTCAAGATCCATCTGGTACAAATGCAGTCTACCTCCCCGTATCCCAGAATCAATTGACCGGCATTGAATTTTCATATTCCACCTTTATTTATGTTCAAGATACCACATTTACTAGTGCAAGCGCACACCAATGGTCTACTATATTTTATAAGGGATACCAATCTGGACCATTTCCCCTCTGCGGACCAGGTGTATTTGTGTCAACAGATGTGCAAAATAATCCTGTATTAAGAATTGTGATGAACTCATACAATTCGTGGTTTAATAAGGTCGATGTACAGCAAATTCCTATCAATAAATGGTTTCACCTTGTTATTGTTCTTTCCGCGAATAATACTCTCAAGGTATACATAAATGGAAATTTGGCAAATAAATTAGTTCTTGATGGAACAATTGCATATCAAAACTACCAACCACTCATGTTGTTACCCTCCTTTAAAACAACAATAGCAAAAGATTTTGATAATACTAGTGGAGATAGACCATTAAGGGGAATACCTGCTGGCGAATCATTTGTTATACATGGAGCCATGCAAGGATATGTGAGTAATATAATATATTACAGTTATGCAATAAGTTATTCTGAAATTCAGTCGCTCCTGCAAATGGGACCTTCTTCTCAGATGGATACTTCTTCTATGGTAACACCTCCTTACTTAATCGATACATGGTGGACACAACAGAAGGCTTAGGGAGAGGATAACTTAATTTATACGTGGTTTATACAAGATAGATATAAAGATATATCATATAATCACGTGTAAAGAAGAATGCCTGGTGGAGGGTTACTTACGTTAATTGCATATGGCACACAAAATGTGATCTTATCTGGAAATCCAGATATGACCTATTTTTACAAAACATTTAAGAAATATACACACTTTTCACTGGAAACAATATCAAAATCGTTTGATGGGCCTACAATTTACCCTTACGATAAAACGGTGCAAGTATCTACCCAAGTCGACAGAAAGGGTGATTTAGTGAGTGATATGTATATTTCATTTACACTTCCGCCTATTTTTAGTAAACATTTGGAACGATCAGGTGAAAATATATACCCCGATCCTGGCCAAGGTGTTATATACGAACAAGAATTTCAATGGGTTAAGGCAGTTGGAGCATTGGCAATTGATACCGTGTATGTAACAATTGGTCCTAATAAAATTCAAGAGTTTACGGGGGAATATTTAATGGCACGAGCTATGATTGATTTACCGAAAGATTCCTATGAAAAGTGGCAACGCTTGGTTGGAGATGTACCTGAATTAACAGATCCAGCCAAAGGAATCTATGGCAATCCTTCTGTAATGCCTCCGCAGTATCCAACTGTATTTAAAGATAATAATACTATTACACAAACAAATAATCCATCTATTCCAGGATATACAGTATATGTGCCTCTTCCTTTTTGGTTTACAGAAAGTGGTCAGGCCTTACCATTAGTTGGATTACAAGTATATCCAGTAACTGTTACTGTGATTTTCCGACCTGCAAGAGAATTATATACAACTCTTGATGCAAATGGTTTTCGAATGGCTCCTGGATATTCAATTGATCCAGTAAGTGTCCAGGTAAATCCTAATCAGCCAATATATAACAATATTTCAGATTCGACTACGCAGATACGACAGTTTCTTACGGATATTAATACAAACCCAGATGAATTAAACAGATGGGCATTTAATCCAATGTTGTATACCACCTATGTATTTCTTCCTGAAAAAGAACAGACTATTTTTGCCACTACACCACTATCTTACGTAATTCGTGAAGTAACTCATGTACCTTTTACAGAAGTCATATCACATTCCCTTCTTGATCTGTATATTCATAACCCTATTACACGTATTCTTATTCTCCCGAGACGCTCTGATAGTATATATTATAGAAATAGGACGGATAATTTTACGAACTGGTGTGATTGGCCAAATCAACCAAAGCAACTTACTCTAGGTCCGAATGGAAATATCCCCTATTCATCTGGTGTAAGTATATCTGGTGGACAAATTGATATTTTAAGTTCACTTCGCATTCTTTCCGATGGAAATGAAATTCAAGAAGTAAACGGCACGACCTTTTTTACAGATCTGACTCAGTATAAATATTTGTCTGGAGGGGCGAATCGTAGGATTCCTGTATATTCATTTGAGTTACATAGTCCGACTCCACAACCGGCTGGTTCAATAAATGCAAGTAGAATTAATAGGTTTCAATTGGATGTTGATGTCTTTCCTCTTCCTGCAAAACCGACGTATATTTACACATTGAATGTATATGTTGAGAATATTAACTTTTTTCTTGTTGAATCTGGAATGGGTAGTAAGAAATATGCTACGTAATACGTAAATAATACTATAAATAATACGGGTCGAGTCTAGATGGAGTATATCCCTGGATACACAACGATTAAAAATACGTTACAAAGTATTATCCCGTCAAGGTATTTTTCTTGGAAGGGGGCGAATATGTATGAATTATTTGAATCTTCTCAAGAAAGTCCCAAAAAAGGTTATTTTGATTCTGCAAGTCCAACTCCAACTCCAGCCGTCGATGATCCAAATACCGCACGATGGAGTGCTAAAAAAGAATACTCTAAGGGCGATATGGTCAAATACAATGGATTTATTTATATATCGATCAAAGATTCACAAAACATAAATCCTGTAAGAGAGATTGTTGATACACAAATTACAGTTGAAGATGAGTATTGGAAAGTAAATGGATTAAGTTCTAAAGTGAAAACATTTAATGAAGAGACCGATGCAAAAAAAACGTATACTATGCATGATATTGTAATCTTCGATGATATATTATATAAGTGCAAACAGGCTGTATGTAGTTCCGATTTCACTAACCCTCAATGGGAATTGCTTAGTTCTTCAATAATTAGTCCCGCTAAGGCTCCTGAAGTTAAAGCGGATACATATTATGAATCTGTTGCAAATTCAACTGCATCCATAATAAATGATTTACACATAGAAGAAATTCCAGGAGAGTCTTTATGGGACAAAATAGTACGAATTGTAAAGATATTAATACCTTATGTCATCTCTATAGCAGTATTTTTCTTAGCCATAATTATTGCTTCGTTATCTGCAAATGATTTGATACATAAGCCAGTTCCATTTAGAATTCTGGCTTTTTATTATACATATTTCTTTGTATCTACTCGATCATATATTGGAATTTTTATTGCATTATATTATTTGATTCGATCGGTATTTGGATCTTATCTGTCAATGAAAAAGCCCTATATGTACGGAATCTTACCTATATGGGAAGATCCTGGGTATAATTTTAATAGTAGATTTCCCCCCCTTCTTACATACCCTATTACACTAAGGGAATACATTCAACAAATGAAGAATGAATTTAATGCTGTACGATTAGAGTCGCACGGAGATATTATTGGAATGTTACAGACTGCTTTACATGTTCCTCCAGATAAATCTCCGTTTGCAAAAGGGGTAAAGTCTAAGTTGGAAGCTGCTACTGCTGAAGCGCTTAACAATGCTGCTAAAGCTGCTGCAACAACTGCAAAACTAGAGGGTGGGCCTCCAACTGGTCCTACTGGTACTTCTCCTGCTCCTGCTCCTGGAGCTGCTCCTACTGCAACTGGTCCTACTGCAGCTCCTCCTAATGCAGCTCCTCCTAATGCAGCTCCTCCTAATGCAGCTCCTCCTAATGCTGCTGCATCTGCATCTGCAGGAGCAGATACGTCTAAATAGAAGAATTAATAAGTAATAGTGAATAGATGTCGTATCCTTTTGTATCTGTATTAACCCCAACCTATAATAGACGCAGGTTTCTTCCTTCTCTTATAGAATGTTATCTTTCACAAGAATATCCTAAAGAAAATATGGAATGGATAATTCTTGATGATGGCGAAGATTGTGTGAAAGATGTTTTCGACGAATATAAAGATAAAATCCCAAATCTACGATATATATTTATGGAAGAAAAATTACTAATTGGTGCAAAACGCAATATCTTAAATAAAGAAGCAAAAGGGTCCATTCTTATTGCAATGGACGATGATGATTATTATAGTCCGAAGAGAGTCAGTCATGCTGTTAAAGTATTCTCTGAACACCCTCATATACAAGTTGTAGGTTGTAGTGAAATGTATGTGTACTTTACCGACGATCAGACTATATATAAATTCGGGCCATATGCAAAAAACCATGCTACGAATGGAACAATGGCATGGAGAAAAGAATATTCTAATAAAAATAAATATAATGAACGAATTGCTTTTGCTGAAGAAACATCCTTTTTACATAATTATTCAACTCCTCTTATACAACTAGATCCTCTTCAAGTAATGTTAGTAATAAGTCATAGTGAAAATACATTTAATAAAAAGAATCTTCGCGATCATTTAAATACATTTGTAAAAGTTACTTTACTTAACCTATCGCACTTTATTAAATCACCTAGTCTAAGAAAGTTTTATGAAACGGCGTAGAGAAGAAGATGCAGAATAATAAGCAGAAACAGAAGCCTAAATATACAAATCTACTCTAATACAAATGACAGCAATAGGTAATCTACATAGTAATATCGATCTTATGGAACGAATATATAAAGTATCTTTATCAAACACAACATATACAAAGCAACCAGGACATATTGTTACACCATTATTTCCCCATCAACTCTATTCTTTAGAACGAATGAAAGAAATTGAAGAATCTATTCATAAAGGAATGTATGTGAATAACGAGCAAATTTTTTCTTCCTATGGAATTTTAGGAGAAAGATCTGGCACAGGAAAAACTCTCACAATGTTAGCACATATTAGTCAAATGTCATTAGAAAATACGAACGCAACAACGTATACATTACATCCATCAAGTATCCCCTCTTTTTTTAGTATAATCAAGGAGAAAGAAACTCCGAGAAACTTCTTCGATACCCTAGTCGTTGTTCCTCATGCTCTATTTCATCAGTGGCAAGAAGAAGTTGAGAAAACGCATCTTAGCTGTCATCTATTGAAAACATTAAAAGATATAGATTCTCCCACATGTATTCGAAATATGTTACTATCCCATGTAACAATTATAAGTAATACACTTCTACAATCTCTTGTTCCAGTATTAACACATGCAGGAAATTATATATGGTCGCGAGTTGTATACGATGAAGCAGATATAATTCGTATTCCTTCAGCGTGCCCATTTATCCGTACAAAAATGACGTGGTTAATAACATCTCGCTATAAAAATATAACACATGCAAATCAAAATATTCACTCGCATGTTGTTAAACAACTTTCTTCAGAATATGTCGATACACTATGTGCATCGATGCGTTCATACATATTAAAACATATAATTGAACATCCTATTCTTACCGTATATAAATGCATATCAGAACAATATTTTAAATCCATTATCAAAAATAGCCATCCTTCTCGTGGATATTTTGTTGTTACAACAGATGAAGTATCATTAAATCAATCAATGCCTCTACCGCCTATCATTCGTTCATCGATCATGTGTAGGCACGAAGGATATAGACCAAATCAGACAATGGCATTTTTAAACGCAGGTAGGATAGAAGATGCAGTATTAAGTATAAATCCTAGAATAATTACCATAGAATCTTTATTAACTCAAAGTCAAACAGATACTAATATTCAACGTAGACTTCAAGATAATACTACATGTAGTATTTGCTATGAATCAGCATATTCACTTGTACCGTGTATTACACCATGCTGTATGAATTTATTTTGCGGTCGTTGTATTTTAACTTGGTTTGACATAAATAATAAATGTCCATTATGTCAATCGGTTATTAATGGAACGTCATTAATTCATATAAAAAATATTCCTACACCCACCAAGGAAAAAACAAAGTTCGAAGCACTAACATCTTTACTAGAAGTTAATGCTCAATATATATTATTTAGTCGAGATGTACAAAAAGTATATACCTATATTAAAAATAATACCACTATCGATATTGACATTTTACACGGAAATAAATCTACAATTGCAAATATGATACATGATTTTAAAACAAAAAAAACACGTATACTATTATTTTCAGATGATACTCTAGGGGTCAACTTGCATTCAGCGTCTCATATAATATTAATGGATAGACTTTCAATTGATGAAGAAGATTATATTTTAGGTAGGGCTCAACGTATAGGAAGAAGAGAACCGTTACATGTTATTAATTTATTGTACATTGACGAATAATCTCATATTATCTGCCTTTTTTCTCTTATCTTGTTTCTTTCCTCCTGTTCCTAATGCAGTTTCCACATTTGCTTCTAGCATTAGTGTATACGGCGATAAACGAATCGGAACCTTTTTACTATCTGATAATTCACATAATAATTTCCATACATTAAATAATGCAGATTGTTTTGTAAGAACCGGTGTATATCTTATTTTATCAATTGACGGTTCATCGCCATAATATGGAGCATATTTAGATAAAAATAAATTCATTGTATTTATTTTAACATCTTGACTCAATGCAAGAAGTCGCCATGTTTGGTAAAAGAATGCCCAATAATCTGCGTAATCTGATTCTTGTATACAACGGAACATTTTCATATAAATATCCCATGCTTCCTTTGTATCACCTTTCACTGCTAAAAGTCTGTCAGGGATATTTTCAGCGATAACGAGTCCAGCCAAATTGCTATCATTGTTTTCCATTTCAAGGGTTAGATATGGGTCAATCTCGTTATATAAACACCATTTTGCTAAAGGAACAACTCCTTCAGGAATATTGACAAAATATTCTTCTGAATCATGGGTATCTGTATATTCTCCTCTGAGTAATGGACGTAAATCGCCAAGCCCATTCGTTATCCATTTTTCAGGGACAGATTTTCCAAGTAAATGTTGAACATATTGTTCTTCTGGAGATTCAACTCTGAATGTAAGACAATATCTTGATATTGCTTGAAGTACTCGTTGTTGAATTGTATTACTTATAAAAATGCAGGGTACGCCTGGTTTTTCAGGAACCCATTCACGTAAATAAGCAAGAAGACTCTGAAGCCCACCTTTTTCGCCACTACTTAACCCATCTATCTCATCTAGAATAACTCCTAGTCCACCTTGCTTACCTGTTTCCATCATGTTTATTACACCACCTCTTTCTAACAACGGCAGAATGACTTTTCTAAAACATGCTCCACTTCGTGTATGTGATGCATTAAATTCTCTGATACGAAATCCCATTGATTCCATTACACGATAGGCCAATGTTGTTTTTCCAACACCTGGAGGACCTATTAAGAATACGGCAGGAGTCGTTCGTTTTTTAAACCATTCCATTATTTTTAATTCAATGGAAGGGTGTAATGAAATAGTCTTTGACTGCATGCTATACGTATACGATTGAAGTTCTTAGACCTAGTTCGAAGGCTTTTTGCCGATATTTTCTGCTACACATGTTCCATCTGTTTCAACGACACCTTCCCATCGTAAATAGGTATCTTTGTCATTCGAAGGGGAGAGAGTATCGCATATTGCTTTTGCTCCAGATAAAGCAATTGGAACTGGGTAAGATAGTACGGTTGTTGTTCCAACTGTTCCAGTTCCATAGAGTTTATTTGAATCTACGCATGTATTTGAACTATCAAGGGTCATAAAATCTGGGCAATGATTCACAACAGGTGGCCATACACTCGATACTCCTGATACAGCAGATGATCCATCGGAACATGTTCCTGAAGGGGTCGAACTCTGACCGGACTGTGCTAAAGCGTTTGCAGTTATCCAGGCAGAAGATCCTTTTAGTTGGCCGTACTGGAACCAGCGTTTACCAAAAAATATAAATACCAGGATTAACAATACCAGGACAATCATGCCCGAAATTTGTTTTCCTTGAGTATACATATATTTAATCAAATACATGCCCAAACAGATACTTATTAGGATATATGCAATAAAAGAAAAGGATAAAGTCGTATGTCCCCAACTAAAGCCGAGCGCCATTCTACAATGGCATACTAAAGTTTTTTACTTTTTATACATTCACATTTTATCTTGTAGTATCGTGCAAGATAAAGTTTTCATTCGGGATGCATCATGCATCATGCACCATGCTTACAGAGAGCGAGCAAGTACACTGGCCTTTGCGGGAGGCACATCACCACCGTCAGCAGCTACTTCAAGGTAGAAGGTGCCGAATGTGGTAGTATTACCTGCATCGCCATTAGTTCCGTCAACAGCAGGAGCAACTGCCTTGAACTTGCGAAATACGCGAAGGGAACTCACTTCCACACTGCCCATATCCTTCAGCACGTGGCCGGCAGTCAGACAAGTGGAGAAGGTAGAAGGAGAACCAGTAGAAGAAAATACATATGTAGCAGGAGCAGCCATGGTGGCAGCACCACCAGAGCCGCTCTTGACGGGAGCCTGTAACACATTTGTTACATTAATCGAACTTACAATCGTGACGTAACTACCAGCGGGAGTCTGTCTGAAACCAGCAGCAAGAGGACCAACGGAAGACATTCTTATACCGTATCCTTCGAAAAAAATTCTGGCACGTGCCGTTAGATGGTAGAGCCTGGTACTGGAAATGGCCGTATAAATATTTCACACCCGTCGTATGCAACTGCTTTAGGTGATGGTCGTAAAGCAAATGGATTTCCCGGGTTCGAATTTCAACAGTCGGTAGAAAAGAATTTCCAGGCTGATATGTTACGTGGAACTTGGGAACGCTCGCCGGTATCAGACGCATTTTTCTCCCAGGAGAATGTTGCCGCCGTACAAGCAGGTATTCGCCGCTTTGTATACGATAAAAGCCATCCTAAAGGGTATGTCATTGATGACCAGTCTGCCGATGAATTAAAAATAATTATGAGAGCAATGTATTATCAATATGCTAAAAATAACCCAAAAGATATTTCCGGACAAGTCAGTGAATTAAATAACCTTGTTATCAATTGGTCTGGTCCTCATATTCTTTCTGCCGTAGATCATTATGTATATTACTTAAAAGATATAGACACTTTACCTATTCCATTGTCCCATCCTGTTCATTTAACAAGTGCTGGTAGTCGCACGCTTTCCATGACCCAGCCATTTATATAATTACTTCTTCGCGGGCTTCGCTACCTTTGCAACAGCCTTCTTAGGAGTAGCAGCACTAACCCGCGCCTTCATCATTGTTACCCACCCTGACTCAAAGTCGTCCAACTCTTTGAGCCAGAGTTCTGATGCCGTAGTGTTTTCGAGTAGTTCAACGGCACCCAGTGCCTTCTTAACAGATTCCTCGGCCTCAATAATTGCATTAGCCTTTACACGATCCATTCGAAGTCGGAGCAAATACTCATATCCATCGATGGATTCAGGATCACCTGAAAGTGCCGGTAGAGAATGGGACTTCAAGGAAGAAACAATCTCTTCATCGCTCGCACGCCGTAACTCCAAACTCCCTTCCAATACTGCTCGAATGAATCTGGCCTTTGCATCTGTCTCTACGGCTTCTGCCCGTAGTCTCTCCATCTCCTTGATTCTCCTCGCCTCGTATGCAGAAAGACGGGGGTGATAAAATGCCTCTGCGATAGATCCTGGGGAAGAATACTTTACAATTTTCATGTCAGCATCAAATGCTACCATGTTACTTGTCCTCCATGAACTAGTCAGGCGGAACCTCTTCTCAAAATCATCAGGATGTGCCTTGCAATCCTCGTAATAATCCTCTGATAGGAAGAGGACGAACTTCACCTCCTCATCAGTATACAAGTCATCAAATGACTTCAGAATCTGTTGGCCGTCACCTCCGAATGCAAGAGGCATCTCCTCCTTCGATGATGCTGTGCAGAATGTATCGAGGTATGTCTTATAATCCTTCGTCCATGTTCCGACAGGAAGTTCAGTCAATGTGATTGACTTCTGCGCATCATTAAATGTATACAGACCCTTGGTAATCCATGCACTGTCAGAGTCCCCGGGAATAATAGACCCCTTGAATCCATACCACCATGGCTTCAGAGATGCATTTGTGAGAGATGTGATATCACCCCTCAACCTCTTACGCAACAAATCCAGAATATCGAGGGGATTGTATTGCGGGATATTTGTACTGAATCCTGTTCCAATTCCTACACACCCGTTGATAAGGAGAAGAGGAACAATTGGATAATAATGCTCAGGCTCAACCGATGTACCATCATCATCAAGATAATTAAGAATACCGGCATCTTCCTTGCGAAAGATCAAGTCGGTAATACGCTCGAGATAGGTGAAGATATACCTCGCAGACGCATTATCCTGCCCTCCCATGAGCCTTGAGCCGAATTGACCTTGAGGAACAAGGAGATTTAGATTGTTACTTCCTACGAAATTCTGAGCCATTCCTACGATGGTCGAGCACAGAGATGCCTCACCGTGATGATAGGCTGCGTGCTCAGAAATATATCCTGCGAGTTGAGCAACCTTCACCTCTGAACGAAGTCCCCTCTTGAAACAACCGAAGAGAATCTTTCTCTGCGATGGCTTGAGACCATCAATGACATTGGGAAGGGAACGAACATTGTCTGCATTACTGAAATGGATAAGTTCATCGTTGATAAATCGGGTATAGGATACACGCCCTCCTGCCCCAATATCCAGAATTCTCTTTGGATTAAATCCACTTAGCCAAACTTTGCGATCATCTGAACGCTTCTTGTGGAAAGCAAGTGAGATAGATTCATCAGATACAGGATCCCAATCATAATAAATCTCAGCAAGTCTCTCGAACCACTCTCGCGCCTCCTCCTTTGTACTTGTACCAAGACCCTTATAATACTTAATTGTCCAGCCGGCAGTATCCATTGTCTCCTTCCATGCATCAAACTCCCCGTTACTGTAAAAGGAGATTGATACGGAACGACGGGATGCCTTGAGAAGGGGTGTAGCCAGGGAACACAGAAATCCTAGTTGAAGGAGTTCTGGCCACTCGGTGTGAAATAGATTCATTAGAAGTCCCTTGATGTGTGAGCCGTCATGATCTTGATCTGCCATGATCATTACACGACCATAACGAAGTTCCTTCTTATCCTTGTACTTGGTACCCTGCCTCAATCCGAGAATTGCCTTGATTGCAGTGAGTTCCTCATTCTTGTTGAACTTTTCCTGGGAAATATCCTTTACATTGAGCAGCTTACCTCGAAGAGGAAAGATGCCGAACTTCTCTCGGCCAACAACACTCAAGCCGCAGATTGCAGATGTTGCTGCTGAATCTCCCTCGGTAAGAATGAGTGTACACTCAGGACTCTTTCCAGTACCGGCGAAGAGTGCATCGACCAATTTAGGCAAGCCTCTGAGTGTCTTCTTCTTGGATCCATCGGTGCGCTTAGCATCCTTCGCACTCTTTGCCTCCAAGGCCGCCTGCGCCTCCTCTAGCAACCCCATTTTCATGAGGGCATCGGCCATCTTCTCGCTCTTAAACACACTTCCAAACTTTGCCACAGGGGTGGTAAGAGTCTCCTTTGTCTGACTATCGAAGGATGGGTTCACAATAGTAGAATTCACGAAGAAGACAACTGAATCGCGGATCTGAGCGATTTTGACAGGAACCTTCTTCTTTGCGGCGGCCTCGCAGAAATCCCCGAGTACATTACGCACTACAGTATCTACATGCTTACCTCCCTTCTTTGTATTAATTCCGTTAACAAAACTTACTGAGCGAGACCCGTCATCTGTGCCTGTCTCATCATCATAGAGGCATCGAGTTAGCACTGCTGCGATTTCCCATCGGTTGCCACACGGCTCGTATACAAGATTGCCAGACCCCTCGCGAAGGAATAACTTGACGAACTTTTCAAATGTATTTGATGCAATTGCGGTGCCATTCCATGTAATCTTCACCTCCTTTCCACAGAGACCAGCCAGTTCATAGGTACGAGTCTTGAGCACATTGATCATGGTCTCCTTGTCAAAACCGACGAAGCGAGTTAGATCGGGAGTATATGTTACACGAACAAAGCCCTTACCCTTGTCCTTCTTGATGGATGGCTTACCGCACACTGACATATGATCTGTCCATGTTTGCGTATACTTCTGCTCTGCCTTTGTTGAGCGAACCTCGAGGTTAAATTCATGTGAGAATACATTGACTAGCTTTGCGCCATAGCCATTCTTTCCTCCAACAATCTTTTCCTCGGCCTTGTCATAGTTTCCACTTGTAAGAAGATGACCGAAAATCATCTCTGGAATCCAGACTTGCTTCTCGGCATGCTTTTCAATTGGAATACCATCACCATCATTTTCAACGGAAATGACAAGGGCGTCCTCATCCTTTACAACAATGGCGATATGCTTAATAGGATTTTCAGACCCAATAGATCGTACGCGTGCATCTCTAGCATTCACTAGCAACTCATCGAAGAGCTTGTAGAATCCTGGATTAAAGGAAATCTTACGATGCACCATTTTACCATCGGTATCAAGAATCCAACGCCACTCATCGTGAGTTTCCACAGACCCTACATAGGTATCTGGAAGCTCAAGGATATGCTCGCGGTGAGAGAATTGCTTATATACTGGTGCTGACATTTGGACTTGGTAAGGGGGGAGTGTTGCGAATCAACTTTTATTTAATTTGCAGTTGCATTCATATCCATTGTCTGACTCATATTCATTACCTGATTATCGTGGAAGACAATGGTTGTAACCATTGTTTCCCTATTGTCATCCATACTGGCTGTTCTATTTGGGATGATGTAGGTGGATACTGCATAGAGAATATGGTACTGGTTAGAGTCGCTGTCAAAGTAAGACCAGTTCACCGTATTACTAATGGGCGTGTAACGAATAGAGCCGGCATTAATAGCATCGATCCACCAAGATACAGGCTGATTCTTAAAGATTACCTGGTTTGCGGGATTTGGCATATCGTAGCCGTTCACGTCGGTAAGAGGGACTCTGTCGGCAGGGTAGTTATCTGTCGAGAGATCTGCTGCGTTTGCAGAGCCTGCGTCAGGGGTAAGAGAGTTTAGAGAGTAATATGTATCTGTTGCATTTGCAGTAGATGCGGATGCGGATGCTGTATATGTGATCTTCATTATAATTGACTTTTATAAATAATTCTTTAGACCAAATGCAGGGTACAGCAGATGCAGATCAAGCCAAGACATTTTCTCCCAACTAAGTAAATGCCTAGTTACACTAGGAAGGTTAGGAAGGTTAGGAAGGTTAGGAAGATTAGGAATGCTAGGAATGCTAGGAATGCTACGAAGGTTAGGACTGCTAGGAATGCTAGGAATGCTACGAAGGTTAAACCTCAAAAAGGAGGCTACTATTTTTCAGTCTATCATGGAGTACAAAATGCTAGCCTTCTTCTCCCTTTAGCATTTCGCCAAGCACATCAATTATTAAGTGGAACACGAAAGTCAAAATCAAAAACAAGAAATAAGAAATAAGAAATAAGAAGCCCACGCGGACAATCGCTTAAAGATAGAAAGACTCCGGGCTATAGATGAGTGCACCCAAGACCAATTCCAATGGCAATTTGCTAGAAATCAGAACTGTTCAGGCTGGTGCATTTCGTACACTCGTAGAAGCACTCAAGGAGATTCTTACTGAGGCAAATTTGGAGATTGATTCCACAGGAATTAAGGTGATGTCTGTTGATGAGACACATACTGTCCTTGTGTATCTGCGTCTATTTAACGATCGCTTTGAAAATTACTTCTGCCCAGCCAAGCATATTTTGGGCGTGAATATGATTTACTTATTCAAGTTGATAAAGACAATGGGAAACAATGATTCTCTCACATTATATCTTCCCGCGTCTAATCCTAATAAACTTGGAATTCGCATGGAGAATGCTGAGAAGTCCACCGTAACAAATTATTTCCTGAAACTCTTTGACACAAATATTGATGAGATTCAGATACCTAATTTGAATTTTAGTAATATTATTCATATGCCTTCTGTGGATCTGCAGAAGATCTGCAGAGATATGAATACTTTGGGCGAGAAGCTGGACGTAGAGATTACTTCTGCTGGCACTGACCTGGTTTTTAGATGTGAGGGTGACTTTGCTGAGCAGGAGACTATCATGTCTGAAAATAATAATACGATGAAGGTTCATAAGTCTGGAAATACAAATGAGGTGGTACAAGGCATTTTCCAGTTGAAGCACTTGGTTCTATTTACAAAGTGCACAAGTTTGTGTCCTTCTATTGAAATGTATTTAAAAAATGACTATCCTCTAATCTTGAAGTATACGGTTGCTAATTTGGGTGAAGTAAAGTTGGTTCTTGCCCCATTGAAAAATAAGGATTCCAGATAACCACCGGCTTGAAGTGGAAGCCAGATAACCACCGGCTTGAAGTGGAAGCCAGATAACCACCGGCAATAACTATTCGCAGAATCTACCAAAGGTAACTTTTGCGAACTGCGTAGAATTTTTTACATCGGCTTGAAAAAAATGTTTTCTTTAAATATATAAATGAGTTCCGTTGAATCCCGCTTTTCCCAGCCTTTGACTCGCAATTTTGTTGTAACCCAAGGCCCTAATGACAATCATGGTGTGTATGTAATCCCCAAGTCCAGTATAGATGTATGGTATGAGGCAAATAAAGCCTATATTGCAAAGGTAGGAAGTGTCTACACTATTCCTGGAACTGCATCTGGATCTACGTTTGTTGATGTAGTAAATGGTGAGAATGGACGTTCCAGACTGGGGGATGCTGATGTATACACATACGATGGCCGCAAGACATTAAAGGATATGGGTGTCGAGGTGATTATTGGAGATACAGATGAATCTCGCCGTTTGGTCTTAAGAAAGATTCAAGTCTTCGCTCCTGTTTCTGCCGACGGTGGCCCCACTGATACTAATTACACTGGATATGTGGTCGTTGAGAATGACGTCGACGAATTAGCTCCTAGTGATTGGGGCAGATTCACCGTCAGAGTGGCACGCGTTTAAATCTTCTTCTCAACATGAGGAACATATTTTACTTCATTGTGAGGTATTTTAGTATCTAACATTGTCAATCCGATAGGATCACAGAACTTCTCACAATCGCGATTCCATATTTGTAGAATATTGAAATCACGACGAGGTGTTATACGTACACACGATAACTTATCATCAGCCGATGTAAAACATTGATTCAATACTGCAGCGACAATATACTTTTGCATTATAGGTCCTACATTTGCCCTGTCAATACGAATGGAGTAGGAACCACCGCGAATATTCTTTGCATTTTCCATAAGAGGTGGAATATCAACAGGTGTAAAGAAGAACTTTCCTCTTGCCCAATCTGTGGGAGTTAATGCTGCAAATATATTTGCCAGATCTCGATATGTTTTAAGGGTATAAATACACTTAAATGTATCCATATGCCAACGAGTTTCCTTTGCTGGGTGGAAATATAATTTCCATCCACCAGAGGGTAAGGGAGATTCAAGGGTAGGGTGTGACATGGTAGGACCCTTTATACTCAAAGTATATTAATCAACTTTTAGACCAGTATTCATTTCAGGTTCAAAGCCATTAAACCCATTAAAAGGTCTCTTTGCGATTAAAGAATTTAGCGGTATCACATGTTCTTCTGCTTCTGATGTAAGTACTGTAAGAGTATATGTATCTAAGAGTTCTGTTGACATACACAGATTTTCATGCATGAAATACAGAATAATAAGTTCATATAAACTTGGTTCAGTATCAAACCATCGGATAGAATAGAAAAAACTACTTAGATCAAATGTCTTTCCGTTGATTGTTGTTATCTCTGCTGTTACAATATCAAGTGAATTGCTGAGACAAACTCCATGTTTATGAAATGTATTTGTGGATGGATCATATTGAAGAGAAATGGATGCGTCTACACCCCATTTTGATGATACAATTACAGGATACGAATTTCTAGATGCAAACGCCCATGTCTTTTTAGTATAGGAATCACATATCGTTTCATATAGAAAGACAATAGAGTCCTTTATTGCATAGGATGTATTTATTAAATAAACTCCAAGCGATAAGAGCATTCTTATTCTTATATTGATTCTTTCTTTATGTGCAGATCTAATTGCACTTTTTAGGAGGGTCTGTGAATAACGATTTCCACATATCTACAAGCATTGGTTTATTATTGGGTGCATTCTTACATGTCATACAACAATTGTTATGTTTAATATTATTATAAAATAGCCAGGTTGTTAAAAAGAACATGGAGATAAATACACCTGGAACAAATAAAACCGCCATACTTATATCATTTCCAAACAAAAGGCAGAAGAGATAATATAAGCCGGTGAAAAAAATTCCTATGCCGGCATGAAATGGTAAGATGTCCCATGAATATCGATATATATCAACCATAAGTAGACTTATGAAAAATCCACCTACAATATATACTGGCCAACACACCATTCTACTATTAATATATGTTAGTTTATTTATTTATATTGCTCTTGCTCTTGCTCTTGCTCTTGCTCTTGGTCTTTCTCTTACATAGTCGCCTTAGAAGAATACTTGACCAATTTTTGTGTATTCTCTCTCCACACTCCAATTGGAGTATCAATCAAATCACCGTCGGAATCCATTTCATATACTTCATTATTAGCATCAACATAATATGTACAACCCTTCCACTCAATTTCCTTATACTCTACTACCTCCTCTTCTGCATCTGCATCTGCAAAAGCATCTAGGCCTTCATTTCCATCTCCTTCTCCTTCTCCTTCTGCATCTGCTTCTCCTTCTGCATCTGCATCTGCATCTGCATCTGCATCTGCATCTGCATCTGCATCTGCAACAAATGGAACTGTCTCTATCTCTTCATCGATAATCATTGCATTTGCATCTAGACCTGCATCTTCATCTGCATCAGCAACTACCTCTGCATCTGCATCTACCTCTTCATCTGCATCTGCATCTACATCAACACTAATACTCTCAACTTCACTATTACACTCGGCAAGAGGACTAGAAAGAGGATTTACGGGAGGATTTGGAACTATATTTACTGTACGAATTTCATCGGAAGGCCGGACAATTTGTGAAAGGATTGTTCCAATATCAGACTCGTTGCTAATGCTCTCTCTCCTAGAAATAACCTCAATTCCTGTCGGTGTTGGACGTAAGCAAGAAGGAAACCAAAGAGATGCCTTTTGAGATTCTAGAAGACCAGCTACCATTGATTCAAGAACTGAAATTCTATCTAGCAAAGGTTGAATTATTGATGTATCCATTTTTACTTGTTGCGGTTGCTGTTGCTGTTGCTCTGTCCCCTTCCACAATACAATGTGCAAAGGTGTATTTGATGTTGGGACTTGTGTGAGATTCACAGAAATACCACAATCGTCTTGAGTTGACATTTTCTCGGACTGTCTACTAGGACAGGTATTTCATCAATTTTTTAGGACGGGAAATTAATTATCCTGAACATTTCTCTTTATTTTAATTTGAATACATGCATCCAATGTACTATCCATATCCTTCAATGGCTTGCTTCTCTTCAATCTCAACGCACCTCCTTGTTCACTCCATGCCTTAAATCTATCAATTGAAAACCCTTGTGCCAATGTATTTTGAAGAGACGAATCATAGAAATCGATTGGCTTTGTATCAAGAACTCCTAGAATACTTACAAGCGGTGGTTTATGAATGTCTACTCTCACAGACCCCTTTGTAATATGGCTTCGGAACTGTTCGTAAGAATAAATTCCTCCAAATTCAACTAAACTTTCTCTAGGAGGAGCAGGATACAATCGACCACCAATAGAATCCTTTGGTCTATACATACGATGAAGTAAAGCCATTCTTTCCCATCGAACATGAGAATCAAGATGTTCATTTAGCAATGATGCAAGAGCACACTGTGGAGTACAAAAATTCCCATAAATATAATAGATTTGATTTTCCTCTTTCATTGGTAAAAAACATGGCTCATTCTCAAATGCGTGAGAACACCAATAACAATGTACGGCTGTTGTTTTTGGAACAGTAAATGGTTTTCCGAGAGAAGAGGCATAACATGCTAATATGACTGTACGCTGATATGGTTCTTCCTTCACTTCCTTGACTTTCTCTTTCTCTCCTTTCTCTTTCTTGTCATTTTCTGCAACTGTATTTGAATCTGCATCTGCATCTGCATTTGCATTTGCAGCTGCCATAGTATCGCTTGATTCCACTTGAAAATATACATTTGAAGTTTCGTCTTCATAGGGAACTGGTTGTTGTGGAGGATGAGGATCATATCTCAGAGTGGATGCATCTGTAAAATGGATATCACTGCTATTAAATGGAAGGTGTACAATCAATGGTTTTCTAGGTTCAGAAAAAGATCCTTCTATTCCATTTGGTGTTACTACTGCTACAACAGTAACAGGCTTTTTCTCCTTCTTCTCTTTTACTTCCTTCTTTTTACGTTGAACTTTTTTCTTAGTATCTTCCATTACTATTCGTACTAGTTCAATTCCTTTAACTTACTTTTAGATTTCCTTGTTATCCTTCTTATATGTGTATCTTCTAATTCTCTTAATCTTGATTCAATTGTTGAATAATCCGTTTTATCTTTTCCTTCTCCATAAGGAGGTACTATTTGTATATAATTCCCGCGCGGTATTTGATCTTTCAGCATATGCGTAGTATCATCGTCGAAGAAATACACTTCTATATTCTTAGTACCCATGTCACATCTACGCATCATTTCTTTTACATCATCCATTGATTTCACTGCTTTTTCGTAGCCTTTTCGCGATAAATAACTGCGGGCTGGCATATCTCCTGTAAGTATATAGTCAAATAAACCTTTTGCATCTACATGTTGCTTTTTCTTACAGGCAGAACTTATTGCATTATATGCTTGAAGTATTTCATCGCATCCTATATCTACAAATTTGCGAGTTTCATTCTTGTATTCAGAAAGGATATTATTATTATTTGTTAAAAGGAAAATCCCTCTTACTTTTCCCTTCTCCCTTAACTGTATTGCTCTATATAATAACGAAACTAATTTCATATTTACACTTATACTTTCAATAATAAAATGTTCTGGTCTACCTCTACTTTCTGGTACCAATTCGGCAATAGAAGATATTAATGTTTCATCCATATCAAAGACAAGGACTGGTCCACTTGTCATACTTATATAGAGGGAGGAAAAGAGGCAAAGAGAAATCTATACCTAAACATTTGGATATATGTAATGCAAAGATGTCTGTCCTATTAAAAAAAGAAGACTTCCCAACGATTCTCCAATGTATGTTAAAAAATCCGGAATGTATTTCACATATGTTATTTGTAGGTCCACCTGGCTCTGGTAAAACAACAACTGCGCAAAGTTTTGCTATGGCTATTCATGGAAAGACAACAAATAGTTTTTCTAGTCTTTTATTTTTAAATAGTAGCGACGAACGTTCACTTGATATGATACGAAATAAAATTTACCCTTTTGTTGAGAGTAGGATGCAGAGTCTTTTTTTTACTTCTGGAAAACTTCCTCCTAAAGTTATTATTTTTGATGAAGCAGAAACTCTTACAGATCAAGCACAATGTGCACTTCGTCCCCTTTTACAAAAGTCGACGAATGAAATAATTATAATTTTCATCTGTAATTCCCTATCTCATATTCATCCTCAAATTCTAAATAAGTTTCTTCTCATTCCTTTTGCTCCAACAACCACAAGCCGATTACAATCCATTGTTAAATTTAGAGTTCCTACATTAGATACTTTGTTTCGACGAGGAGATATTCGTTTTTTTAAACAATGTTCTTCTCAGAATACACAAATCACACGATTTTTGTCAAAGATACTTCATAATGATAGCGAGGATTCATTATACACTCTACTTACTGAGCCTGGAACACCTATTCGCGACAGGGTAACATGGTTTCTTCTTCTTTTACAGTATATCCTTCCTATATCAAAAAAGGATATAAGTTTATGGTCGTCAATTACTTCATCTGATACACAGGCTTATATACGGGAAAAAAATATAAAGAAGATTTTGTATAACCTATGGAAACGTGCAATGATATCTCTTATGCGCGAGCAGCAGTAGTAGCAGTAGCAGTAGCAGTAGCAGTAGCAGTAGCAGCAGTAAACGGCTTAATAAGATCTGCACAATGCTTTGTAAGAATATTATTCATGAATGTATACGCCTTTTCAATTTGAACAAATCTCCTAGCTCCTGTTATAATAATAGATCCTGTGTGAAATGGGCTGATTGTAATCTCTTTGCAATTACCTAGCGTCATTCCATCTCCATTTCCATAGCAAATCGTATCTCCGCAAGGACATACTCCTTCTATGGCATCTTTTGGTGCTGCTTCATTATAATAATACTTTGTATCGCACCCTTGGTATATTGTAGACTCAAAGGAACTGAATAGATTATACTCGCTTACAAGGAGTTCATGCAGTTTCTCTCTGTTTATAGAGCCATTTACGCTATAATCACTATTTATAAGTTGGATACTGTACCTATGTGGCTGAGGAGTTCCCTCTAAAATTGGTACCGAGAAATCAGAAAGAGATTTAACTAGCCATGCAAAGGTATCTCTTGCAAATGTATCTGTTGGAATCCCTGTCATTTGTACACCACCATTCTTAAAGATTTTAATATTTACCTCCTTATAAATAGGCTCACCTTTTGCTGATGTAGCATATTGCTTACGAACAACCAAAGTTGACTGATTGAAGAAGATATTCTTTGATTTCTTTCGATTCGTCAATTCATCTCTGGAACATGTGCCAATAATTAACTTTTCTACTGCCTTTGCTCTGGCCTTTGACACAATATCCTTTGCTACTGTAAATATCGGTTTATATTCAACCTTTAGAAAACCTTCTCCTGGCCATGAAAGAGGGATTGCCTTTTCATGGAAATTATCAAGAAGTTTCTGAAGAGATATTGTTGTACCTAGATGTCCTGTTACAACCATTGTCGAAATTCGCAGAGGAGTAATAACAAGATTAGATGCATGCATCAGACGGACTTATTTATCCGTTTCACCCTTTATCAATTTTTTTGAATCGATCAAGTCGTCGATTTCCTTGATATCCTTTTCAACTTCGGCCATACACAATTTTACTGCTAAAATATCACCCTCTTTTAATCCAGTCATTAATGCAGCATCATTTAATAATTTCTTATAATGTTCATATGATTGATTATATAGGACTTTCAATTGTTTAAGGTCATCAGAAGACATTGCTGTAAGTGGTACATCAATGTCTTCTATTGTCGATGGGTCCATTCTTTATTATCCGTTCACTGTGGGTTTAGATTACTCGCTAGAAAGAGAACCTGCCTGGATTCTTCTCCTCTGAATCTTTCCACTGACAATATAAATGGAGTTTTCAGTCATAACAATATAGTCATCTGCTACCTTGTATACCTTCTTGATAAGACTGGTAAATTCATCAGCAGACTTTACCAACATCTTGTCCTTTGTTTCACTTTCTTCTCCCATGTAGGCCTTGCCCGTAAGGGTGTCGGCAAAATAGTCGAGATGAATTGGCTTATCTTCGGCCATTGCGAGCTTGCTTGCTTGCAGAAGAGTGGAAGGATTGGGAAGCGATGGATTTGCAGGAACAACTTGTGTCGAGGGTGCAGACATTTCTGTCGGGAGGAAGGGTATGATATTTTGGGAATTTTCCGCATCATCTTTTTGCGGTAACCCTTTTTGAACCTCCTAGAAGCATACCTCCTAGAGGGTTTATTCCTTTTGCACCTGGTGTCTTATTTGTAACTAGTAAAGGAGAAGTGGGATTATTCTCTTTTTCACCTGGCATGGGATTGTTCCCTGCAGCTTCTTCACCTGATGTAGGATTGTTCCCTGCAGCTTCTTCACCTGATGTGGGATTGTTCCCTACTGCACCTTCCGCATGCGCATCCTTTGCAGCCTGTAGAACTTGGGGGTTTCCGCCTGTATTTGACAACTTTCTAGTGGATTTCAATTCCTTAAATGAATATCCTGGACAATCTATATACTTGATAAGTACTCCTTCCTTCCTATCTCCTTCAGTAATATTCGTATCTGATCTATACGTGTTAGTTATAAGATTTCCAGTTGTAGTTGATCCATGTAAATTTAACTTCTTATCATTAGCACTTTTACCTGAATAGAATCCGAAATATGCAAATTTGTCAATATTATTAGGTACAGGATTTATCATACCTAGTGTACGTAAAGAGGTCATATATTGCATTCCTAAATATGCAATGTGAGGAAAGAACCACGCTGATCCTGGACACGATATTGAAATGAAATTTGATGCTTGTGTTAATGCAATTTTTTCATACTCTTGTTTTTCTTTTCCGAAACCAAATAATCCACCGCGTTGAATTTTTCTTGTTTTCCCCCTGGCTTTAATAAATTTCCTATTATTTCTTCTTGTTCTATTTCCACCTTTTACTGGTCCTGCTCCTGCTTCTCCTTCTGCTGCTCCTGCTTCTGCTGCTCCTGCTTCTGCTGCTGCTTCTGCTCCTGCTCCTGCTTCTTTTAATTCTGCAAGAGTGTTAGGATCAATTGGTTTAAAATAATATTCTTTAAATTTATCTTTTGGTATGCCATACATTTTACCTATCTCAGATAATCTATATGGTCTGTTTGGATCTGTATAAAGGGTGACTTTTGGTTTAAATCCAGGGTGAGTAAATGCAACGGGCACCGATGGAATTGCATTTGCACGAAAAATCGCCCATGCAGCTAAAGATGGTGCTTTTTGTGATACTAACCTATCGAATGTTATATCTCTACTTATCAAACACCTATTAAATACATTTCTACATTTATCATTACATATTGTAGGTGCTCCCAATGAAATAATATGTATACTCTTTATACGTTTCACTAATTTAATAGTATTAGATTCAGACTTGGAATTAGTATTTGGTAAATTTTTAATATATCCTAATAAAAAACCTAATATAGTACAATAGGCTCCTCCTAAAGAATGTCCAGTACAAAATAGACGGAATTCACCCCCACTATCTCCCCCACTATGTTCTGAAATCGCTTTAATAATAATATTCCATGAATGAAGAAGTACAGTAACAAAAGATTTACTTATATTTGAACCGTTGTCAGCATCTATAACGGGAAGTCCTAGAAGTCGTATAATATCATTTAGAGGGATTATCCCAAATTGGGATTTTATGTCATGCACTGCCTCTTTAAATGTATTTGTTCCTTTGAATGATATTATAATATCTGTCTTTTCAAGTTGCCCCTTTCGTAACAAAATACCATTTGACAGTGATGCATTTAACACAATTGCACAAAGTGCTTTACGGCTAGAAATATATGTAGCATATTTATGCTTTGTAGTATCGGGGACTGGACCTAATGCATATGATTCGTGTGGAATTGTTGAAACTCCATAAATTCCGCGCTTCAAATCTTGAGGAATTTCTTTCGCAATTGCACTTTCTTTTTGAGCAACTAAGGATCTACGTCTTTCTTTTACATATCCAATTTCTAACCCACCAATTGTTGCCATAACTTCATTATTATCTTCACCAAATGCAGTTTCAAATACTTTCTTAATTATACCACTGTCACAATATGCTAAGCGTGTTAGTTGTGCCATAACTTCATATAAATATATATAATGCTGAAAAGTTTTACATATTGATCTAGCAGTTGTATCTTGAATACCTGGCGGAGGCTGAGGAAACGTAAGAACCATCTATTATTCGTTTGATTTCTTTTCTGGAGTATGATATTTCAGAGAAGATTCTGCGTATCGAATTAATACGATGGAGTTGGTGTTTTACTTGCAAGGAGCGCCCGGTCGCAAATTAAATAGTGAAATAACACCATTGTACCACCTATTAGAGAAGTAAGCATAGAATTTGATAATAATGCAACGGTAAGAGGAGTAGTTGTTTTCATCGACAATGCTGTTCCAATTAAACTTATTATGGAAAGAGTAAAGATAACCGCGTAGATGACGAAAAAGAAATAGAAAAAGTTACATATAGAACTGCTAGAAATTTGTTTCATCCATTCTGGTTCCATTCTACTATATAAATATTTTATAGAATAGAGTAGAATGGTCGCTTCTAGAAATAATCGCAACAGAACATCTAGACGTAGAAGACAGCGCGGAGGATTTACCGGGTCTCTTCAGCAGGGTCAGATGTATGCATCAATGAATCCTATGAATCGTCCTATGACTCAGCGCGGTGGTTCTCGTGATGCATTAGTTGGTGCACCACTTGATCATACAGGTGTTCTGGATTCCTCTATGCGAGGTGCAGCTAGACTTGAAGCCTATGACAGACATTTCACGGATGCACAGGCGCAGAAGGGTGGTCGCAGAACGAGCAGAAGCAGAAGCAGAAGAAGGCAGCGCGGAGGAAACATGTCCCCCGCTCCTGTTGAACAACCCTACCTACTCTTGGACAAGTATGATGGAACTGGCGGTGGTTCACCGGCCAACCCACCAACTGTTGCACATCACCCAATGAAGGGTGGGCGCAGACAGTCTAGACGTAGACAGCAGTCCAGGCAGTCCAGGCAGTCTAGGCAGTCCAGGCAGTCCAGGCAGTCTAGGCAGTCCAGGCAGTCTAGGCAGTCTAGGCAGTCCAGGCAGTCCAGGCAGTCCAGGCAGTCCAGGCAGTCCAGGCAGTCCAGGCAGTCCAGGCAGTCCAGGCAGTCCAGGCAGTCGAGACGCAGACAGCGCGGAGGATATTCCCCTGTAGCAGCACCAACAATGTTACTCAGTGACTATTCCAAAGCAGGTCTTTCCGCCGACTTTGCTGATCCTTTAGTTCTTAAATAATTACGCCGGTAGAAATAATGTTTGAATAGACATCTTATGTTTTTCCAAATATTCCCTTTCCATACTACTAACAACAACATCGACCAATGCAATAAAATCACCAAATCCCCCCTTCTTATCAGGCATACCCTTGCCAGTAAGAACAACTTCCTCCTTTCTCTGTGTCCCAGCGGGGATCGGGATATCAAGCCCTTCAGGAAAACCCGGGTGAGATAGAACACGTTTAACGCATCCTAGTAGACTTTCTTTAAGAGTTAATGTGAAGGATGTGCGAATATTTACACCATCTCTCTGTACATCAAGAGATTCGTCTGCCGCCATTAGGCGTATATGTAAATCCCCTGGCTTTTCAGTATCCTGCGAATCAGAACATGCCTCAGGAAAAACAATAGTTTCGCCAAGAGAACTTCCCGGTAGAATCGATACATGTATGATTTTCTGAGAAGTAACAACACCTCTAGATGAACATGCAGAGCAAGGAGTTCCTTTCATTGTACCTTCCCCCCGACATGCTCCACAAGGACCACGGTTAACAGCCATCATTCCGGGGCCGAGTTGAAGGAGGGTCTCTTTTACACCAGACCCCCTGCATTCACTGCACGTTTTTACATTCAAATGACCCTTGCCCTCACATGGGGTACAAAACACTTCTCTATCCAGATCAATACGTACCTTTTTGCCCATGTAAAAGTCTGAGAGACTCAAGGATAGTTCATGTACCTTATTGGCACCCTTTGGTCGTTTAGATGAACCGTTTCTAGGTCCTGCTCCACCTCCAAACATATTTCCGAAGATATCTCCCATGTTAAACGGCATGCCTCCCATACCTCCCATGGGCATACCTCCCATATGCATACCATGCATAGGATGCATACCTGCAAACGGACTTTGCTGTGGTTGTTCTTGTGTACTTCCTGTCATTTCATACATTCTCCGCTTTCCATCATCGCTTAAAATATCATACGCACTCTGAATCTGCTTGAATTTTTCCTCATTTCCTCCCTTGTCCGGGTGCTCAATCTTTGCTAAATCGAAATATGCCTTCTTGATTTCTTTTGCTGAAGCACCGCGGGGAACACCCAGGATTTCATACAATGATTGTTCAGGCATACTTGATTAGTAAATCATAAAATGTTTAGACCGTTATAGAAATGTCCTCAGCAGGAGATCTAACAATTTTAAGACAAATCGTAGCTCAATATGCAGTATCTTCTGCAGGCGCAAATGCATGGTCTACAACAAATCCTATTAGTACTTCTGGTACAATAACAGGCAGTAATGTATTTGCTGCAGGGTCTGTAACTGCAATGAATGGTATTAATCTTCCAACGACATTTGTTGGTATAGCAACTCTTGCTTCTGGATCTGTAATTGTATCAGCACCTGCATGCATGCCATGCTCATATATTTTTTTAACAAATCAAACTGCAGCAAACCAGGGTATGTTGAGAGTTACTCCAGACACAGGATCTTTTACAATACGATCATCCTCTGGAACTGATGCATCGGTTGTACAATGGCTTCTTATAAATCCCGCCTAAATCCAACCCATGGATGGCTAGGTAGATGTCAACGCAGTCACTGCAGTCACTGCAGTCAACGCAGTCAGTGCAATCAAATCAATTGTTTGGACAAGATGCTCTTATCAAAACAATACGAGATTCATATACAAATCTTCCACATTTCTTTATTACCGGCCCATCAGGCTGTGGAAAAACGACCTTTTTAGAAACATGTATTCGTATGTTTAAAACCGAAGCACCCTTTGAAGTTGAATCAGTAATGTATCTCAGTTCAGAAAAAGATAGAGGGATTCATACTATACGTGATAAAGTGAATGATTATTGTAAGCGAGGTCATGCAAAGCCAAACTGCCTTAGATTTATTGTTATTGACGACGCCGATGCGCTACCTCTCATTAGCCAACAGGCATTAAGAAGGCCAATGGAAACATTTTCCCATTTAACACGATTTCTTTTTGCTAGTCGTAGTGTTTCTCATATGATAGAACCTCTGAGAAGTAGATGCTGTAGTATTGAAATTGAACCAATTAGTCCAGTCGATATTTTTCCGCGATTTGTAGAAGTATATGGAATACAAAATATTACAATAGAAAGTCCATTATTTGATTTCTGTATACGACATTTCACGTCTATTCATGATATGAAATGTATATTAAAAGTATTTAAAGCATATACATTGGATGGTACAAGCAATGAAGAAGCAATTGATAAATTAAGGCCACTCATTCCATCATCAACCGTTTACATTAATAAATTAATTACTGCTTTATATACGAAAAAATACATAGATATTCGAGATAATTTAACATCCCTATATCTGAAAGGATATGTTCTGGATGATATTTTGCTAGGAATTGAACGAGCCATTTCGATTTTTCCAAGTACAAATCCTGAGAATAGATATTCGATCCTGCAATTTGTAATGTTTGGATGGATTTCTATACAACAAGGTAAAGAACATTGGATGGATGCAATTGATATTTTAGAATCATGTGGAGAATTAGTAGATTAGTTTACTAACATAAAGGAAATTGCATCTGAGATACAGTTAAATGAGTGTTTTTCCGAATGTCATTTTCTTTCGATATGAAAAATATTCTGGTGTAGACTCTCTTCTTGTACCTGATGCAGCTGCAGCTGCAGCTGCAGCCGAGTGCACATTTACTATAACATCAAATAAGGATTTTCTTACACAGTTATATGATACTAAATACCATATTCTTGTAACATATGGCGATACAGAAGTGGAATATTGGGCCGATGTAAATTCGGTCGTTTGTGATCGAATGAAATCTAGATGGATTCATTATACAGAAATTAAAGATAATGCAGAAATGTATCGTGGAATCCAATACTGTTTTATAAATAGTATTCTAAAAGGGAGAGAATTTACACGCCCCGTTTTTTCAGCATTTACTACGTGTTACAATTCATATGAGAAAATTAAGCGACCTTATACTTCTTTAAAGGAACAGAGCCTTGTTGACTGGGAATGGGTAATCTTAGATGATTCTCCAGATGATGCTCATTTTGAATATCTTCGTACATTAACAAAGGGCGATCCTAAAGTTCGTTTATATAAGAGAAGTGAAAATAGTGGCAATATTGGAAATGTAAAGAATGAGGCTGCATCATTGTGCCGAGGTAAATACGTTCTTGAATTGGATCACGATGATGAAATTGTGCCTAATTTATTTTCTGTTACGTCGGCTGCATTTAAGGCGCATCCAGATGTTGGGTTTGTATATACAGATTTTATTAATATATATGAAAACGGAGATAATTATTGGTATGGTGATTTTATGGCTCTTGGATACGGAGCATATTATTGCGAGAAATATAATAATAAATGGGTAAATGTATATGTAACACCGCAAGTAAATAATATTACTATGCGACACCTAGTCTCTATGCCAAATCATCCTAGAATTTGGAAAAGGGATGTATTATATGCAATTGGTAATTATTCCGAGTTTCTCCCTATTAACGACGACCAAGAACTTTTGCTGCAGACGTGTTTGAAGACGAAGATGTTGAAGATTCCGATGATGGGATATATTCAATATATGAATACTGGAAATAGTAATTTTAGTCTTATCAGAAATAAAGATATTAATCGCCTGGGGCCAAGATTTTTAACTCCCCAGTTTTATGCAGCTACTGATTTTCATTCTATTATGAAACAGAGAGGCGGATATGATGACGAGAAATATATGCATGTGAATGAGAGAATTTGGTTAAGAGAATCATATACACCTTCTTATATAAATGTACTATATCAATCAAGGTATGACACACAGTATTTAATTCTTTCTAAGGAAGTATTTATGGATCGTATTGTTGAACTTAGAGACTTGGCAAAAAACGAAAGAAATGATTTCTTTCTTATGGATTCTTCAGGGGATTTTAAAGGGCTATGTGCATTTTTAGATGCGAATGCCTTTTCTAGAGCAAGATGCTACAGTATTAAAGATTTAACAGAAAAGCAGATGATTAATTACTTTAACTATATTTACAAATCCTGTATAAAGACTGTTATACTTAACTAAGTAATGCCGCCCGTATTTAGAGAAATTCCCCCATTAGAACTCGTTGAACGATTTCTAATGGCATATTCACTTCGAGGATTCAATGATAGTACATGGTTCACAAAGAAGACATGTAATCTTGCTTGTGTTGAAGAATTATTACCTGAAATACTCCCCTATTATACTCCATGTATGATTGATGCATCTATATCAATAAAAAATGCCTTTAAAATTCTTAGGCATCTTCTAAGAGCATATGACTATGATATCCGATATATTGAAAAATCGTGCAGAGGGAAGGAATTATGGTATCAACTTATAACACCATTTCAGGCAAACACTGAAGTTTTTTTCGACTAGACTAGGCGTTTCGACTAGTCTAGGCGTTTCGACTAGGCGACTAGTCTAGACACCCCTCGATAAAATATGGCTTAATGCAAGATCAGAAGAACGTATTTGTTCCTCGCTCATACGTAAGAACCATGCCCAAGAACTTCTTTCTAACAGATCATGGTAGGGTATTGCAAGGTACTTTGCATCATCAGGTATCTCAAAAGGCAACCTTCCACCAGTTCCTGATGCTAAAATATCCTCAAGTTGTAACTTTTTATTTGTTCGCTTATTTCTTGCTAATTCATCGAATGGTCTTGCTTCAATATTAACACCTGTAGCACATGATTCTTCAATTAATTCTTTCCAGTCACTTGCAGAATCTCCTCGTATTTGAAATCCGCCAGTTTGTGTTTCAAGGCGGGAACGAATTCTTTGTTCCCATTCAATGAATATGGGATTATTAGGAGTTGGAACCCATAAACAACTAAATCCGGAGTCGGCATCTTGTCCAAATGTAACAATTGTATTATCTGGCAGTTTGCCAAATGGTCTTAGGCTTACAACATAAGGAGATATCCACAATCCCCCAAATTTAGCAAGAATTGCTGTACGAATCCAATCTTCTTCTGCCACATATACACGTGCCTTCTTTTGTTGCAGTCGTGTGGGAAGATGTTCCCATCCACCAAATAATTCTGCAACAGATTCCACCCCATTTAATGCACGAACATTATATTGTTTTCCATTCATCGATACGATGCGCCTATATAATATATTTAACAGCGGAATATTTATTGCATGAGATGATCTAGCACCAAAATCAAGCCAGTGGCGAGAATTCACCTCGGACGTGTTATAAAATATCCACATAGTTGGATTTGTATTTCCTATTTTTAATGTTTCAGGAGTTATTTCAATACGTGGATATGTTGGTCTTATACTTCCGAATTCATACATGATTATAGAACCGAGTAATACAACTGTAACACCTATTAACATAAGTTCGGTGTTCATCTAATATATAACAACGTCAATTTAATGCCGCGAATTAATTCCTCAATACAAGTCTTTTCATACGTTCAAAATAACTATTTTCTTCAACTGCTTCTTGAGCCACGCGTAATTTACGTCTTTCTTCTGCATCATTCATCAGTTTTTCTGAAATATAGAGTTGTTCTCTCTCGTTATCTGTCAATGCTGCAGGGGCAGCCTTTCTCTCTGATGTATATTGTTCAACCGATCGTTGTTCTACACGTACACCTGCTGTATCTTGGCTAAAGGTAGAATAGTCGGTATACGCTTTTTTAAGATCTGTAAACTTCAATCCATTTTCATTCGGAGATACGGTATAATCATCTCTCCCCGATCTTCCCAATTCAACGCCGTATCCCATGCGGGATGCCATCGATAATTCTTGTGCTACGATTGCACCAGAAGGCCTCTGCGATCCTCTACCTTTCTGCTCATCTTCGAATGCCTTATTGAATACATCACGGTTAAACTTCCCACCAAATTTCTGCTCTGACGATTTAGATTCTCCACCTTTTAACCAATCTCCATAACCAGACTCGTCTGGGTCAGGAATTTTTGTTTTTTCGAACATGTCGTTAAATGTTTGTATATTAAGCTTAGATGGATTTAGTCGTACGGGCTCTACCATTTTCCACTTATCCTCTGCCTTTGTGCGAGTATCGCTGAGAACAGTTGGTGCTTCGACCTTTCCTTCGGTAGAGCGTCCTCCGTGTATTCTTCCTAAGATTTCTCCGAGGTATGCATATGCCCGAGTAACAGCCTCAAATTCTTTTTCAGAACCTCCTTTATCAGGATGAGCCCTTAATACTGCCTTTTTATATGCGGCTTTGAGAGCATCGGATGTAATAGCCACTTCTTCTTCGATCTGCAAAATACGAAGGCATGCTGAAAAATAATTCATGGCTCGCTCATTACCTTTTTGACTTGATTGAATTGTATTTGAAGGCTTCTGTACAACTGTTAATTTATTATTAGGCATTTGCTGCTGCTGCTGCTGTTGCTGTTGCAGAGGCTGTTGCTCATTTTGTTGAATATAGTGAAGAAGATTACCATATACTCCTGCGTATTTCATTGATGCAATATGCTCGGGGGATTGAATTAGGGTTTTTATCATCTGTACTCGCGTACCTGCATTTTGAATAGCCATGATATTATTATAAATTCTAATGTGCGCTTCGGGTATCCTACTATCAGTATTACCCATACTACTTATTCTCACTCAAAAGTTCTCGTATCCTTCCCGCAGTAATAATAGGAATACGTGCTTCACATTCCCATAACCATTTCCGTCCTGCTGAGAAAAAACTAAAGGATATAGGCCATCCTTGTGGGCATAAAATAGGTAATTTCTTAAGATTAGGATCCCTTACTAAGCCCCAACTATATAAAGGAAGAACCATTGCAAGCTGTTCCTGTGGTGTAGGTGGTATAGATTCCTTTGACACCTCAATAGGCAATGATGACATTCTTGCAATATCACTCCACAGAGGAGGTATCCAATAGGGATACATCCATTCCTTATCGATTGGTTTACCTAAATAATATCCCAATACCCACTGAATCCCTTTAACATATTCTCCGCATACTGTTTCTCTATCGATAGTTTCATGCATCCACTGCCAGTATACTCCTCGCCAATTATCTTTCAGACGTTTTCCCTGTAAGAGGCATTGTTCAACATTCCAAGTAAGAGGGAGTCCTTCTAAAGGATTCATTCCTTGAAGAATTCCTCTCTGGGCTTGTTTCTGTTTCTTCTCTATCATTCGATACATTCGTTCTGTTTCTTCTACTGCCCATCTTCCTGCAATAGATTTTAGAACAGAAAGATTGAGAGAATTATTCGAATCAATTAACCATGCCTCTGATTCTATCATCGATGCTATTTCCTTGACAATACTCGCATGACCATCTTCTGATAATTTATGGGTCATGCTATGGGGAATGAAATCATTACCCATGAGCGACATTAGAGTTACATAATTAATACAGGTCATCCAATTGGTAACGTGTACCTTTTCCTTTAGAGCCTGTATATCAAGAAAAGAATATTCATTGGACTTATCTGTAGACTCAAATTCCTGCCTTTCTCTCATCAGCCATATCGGTTGAGATATTTGTTCAGATAAGATCATACTCAAGAGAATAAGATCTGCGTCGAGCCCATAGATGGCAATTGGTTTTTTAGAGAGATGTGGAGAGTTTCGGATATAAGAAAGAAGTTTATGTTCTCCTTCTCCCGGTTCATTTACACTACTGAGAACCCATTTCGCCCCCTGCTTTTTTACCAGAGATTGTAAAGAAACTGTAAGTTTTTCCATAAAGAGTGTACCTGGGGTAATTGCATTTTTATCCCAAGAACAAGAAATACTCGCTCGTTCAGAAAGCCAGGCAGATTTAAATCTCCGTACTCTTTGCTGACGTATTTTTGCCATTGGAACTACGCCGTCTACTGCAATATATACGTGCGGAGGAGATCCTGCCGATGTCCAAACTTCTTTTACGGTATGTATGACTTCGTTCAACAGTTCATCTTCCCATTTGTCTGCATCCTGTGGGTCGGTATATCCAGGAAAGGGTCTGAGATTAGGGGACTGTAGACAACGATAGATAAGGCAATTAAAGTCGAAACACAGTAAATTTGCTTGTATTGGTAGAATATTTCTAACAATATGTGCATAGGTTGTTGTTATTTTTCTGAAATATGAAGGTATACCCATCCTGTAAAGAAGATGCAGGAACCTTTAGGTTCTTTATAGTTAGAAGATATGTCTGCCCCAAGTCCCGCAGAAAAGAGCATATTTGCATTTTTATATGAAATGGTACTCAAACCAATGGAAAATAAATTCGCAGAATTTTCCCATTTTTCCCCTGTTATTTTCACACTTGGAAGTTTATTTCTATCTCTTGTAACATTAAACTATCCTATTTTCCTTTTCTCCCTTGCTTCCGGCGAAGCACTCCTTGCACAAAATGTATTGAAAGGAGTGTCAGATTACCTTGTAACTGCAGAATCTATGCAACATTCTCGCAAAGATTCCGATTCTGATTTAAAATGTAAAAGTAAATATCAAGGTTCTGAAGCCACCAAATTTAAATATCTTCTTGATAACGGTTTTACACAATCCTTCCCTAATTCTGCCTTGTATTTCCTATCGTTTGCAAGCGCATATTGTTTACAGGCAATGTCCCTGTTTACGGAAGAATGTTACGAGAGAGGTGGGTCATATAGTACACGCCCATATATAGCATATATAAGCACAGCATTGTGTATTATCTTATTTTGTATTTATAATCTTATTTATTCGTGTGATACTCCATTAGGAGTTCTCTTTTCTGTTTTAGCAGGTTTATTTATGGGATTTATTCTTTGCTATCAAAACCTTTTACTTTTTGGAAAAGCAGGTGTTGATATGTTATTTATACCCCCATTAGTTTCTCGAAGTGGAATGGATTATATATGTGTTTCTACGAATTAGATGGATGCACTCGTTGACAAAGTATTTTCTATAAAAGATTCATTTCAAGATGGATTACTTGTTCTTCCACATTTACTTTCCGGATTTTTCTTTTTTATAGGTTTATTTACGACAAATATTGGAATGTTATGTCTTGCCATAGGTCAACTTGTTATTGTGCCAATATTATCTCATTTTGCAAATGGTAAATTTCCTATATCATACGACAAGGACGGTAAATTTGTTTTCAATGCCATGGGAATTGCAAGTACTCTTGCATCATCTCTCATTATAATGCTTATTATAATCAGTAGCATAGGAGGTTTAACAGGGTTTATTGTGGGACCTTTATTGATAGGTTTATTATTAATAGTTAATATAATATATTCTTTGCTTGGAAACGATCCAATTTCATTATTTGATAGTGTGAATCCATCGCAGTGGATATTTGGTCCGCCCGAAAAAAGAGAAGAATCAAATACAGCTCTCTGTTATTTATCGCCTGAAGAAATGTTTACTAAAGGGCAGCCAGTACAACGTCGTAGTCCGAGTGGATGGACAATACATGTGTTATTCTTTTTTGGGTTCCTTTTAGCAAATGCATATACTATGTATGATATGCCGCCACCAGTACTAAAACCGACAGGTGATGCGAAGATAGATTCTTCGAGTAAAGAACAACTTAATATAAGGGTGAATAATCGAAAAATAATAACAGGGACAATTTTTGGATTATGTCTCGTAGGCTTGCTTGCAATACTTTATGTGCGAATGACTCTTACACCATGTGAAGATAGTATATTTAGTATTGTATTTCCGATGCTATATTGTTTTCTATTTGGTATTGCATGGTTTACAGTTATTACGAAATCATGTGGAATACCTGCGTCAGATATTCTTGGACTTGTACAAGGATTTATAAGCCCGCAAGCAATCGATAATCCGATTGTTTGTATTGGAAGTGACCCTGGGCCCTTACCCAACTAGCTTTTTAAGAAGATATGAATACGACTACTTAGAATATCGAATCCAAAGTAAGACATGGCGTGTAAATTCACGTAGATAGGGACCTTTAACTAGGCCTAAAAGTATAGAATCCTCGATTGATTTTAGAAAAGATTCCCAATCCTTTACGATATTCTCTACTGCTACTGCAACTGCAACTGGATGAATATCCTTCCCTAATTTTACATTTACTGAATTATGTAAGTTACACACCCATTCCCCAAGCATAGAATATGCTTTTGGAACCGGATACTTCTTTTTAAATTCAAAGACATGCTCATTACATTCTTTACAAGGAATAATATATTCGATATGGTTAAGAATCCATATCGATTCTCTTTCTGAATCAGTTCGTAATGAAGGATGTAGCTTTTCATTTATATGAGATATTGTATGAAGAACTTTCCATAAAGGAGGACCCCATATTGAAGGAGGAGGCATCTAAAATTGAAATAAAAGTATAGTTACAAATTTGTCCGCAGTACCCATGTCATATCCAGTTGTAGCAGAATGTTGGTCTATATTTGAGTCGGCTCTTATGATTCAAGCAAAAAAATTAGTTGAAGATATAGCAAAAAAACAGAAGGCTGATCCGAAAGTATTGTGGGCAAAAGTAAGACCTACTGTTAAAATATCTCTATTGGATGTTGATATGCCTGAAGAATCCTTATGTATCTGTAGCGTTGAGAAGGATAATTCTCCGATTTATCAACGTTGTCGTGCACCATGTCTTCTTGGGTTTGATCGATGTCCTACGCATATTACAACAACCAATACAGAAGATGGAAAGTTTCTTCCTGTAAAAAGATATATTGACTATGATCGAGTTCCATACTTTGTTGATGATTTATCTCTCGCCCGAGATTCATCTGGGATAATCAGGGGAATTGTTGAAGATAATGTGTTATACTTATTTGATAAAAGTGATTGATATAATGAAGTTAAAGAGGATTTACTTAGTCACGTAGGAAAAGGATGAAGGATTTTTTATTTGAACGACAACAGTCGATATTTTCTATAGCATCAAAAAATATCGGAAATTTTTTTGTTAAAGTTGCGATTCAGAATATTGGTAACTCTCCCTCGTGTGTTGAACATGCGCGTAACATTGCGGATGAAAACACTTTATTTGGTGGAATAGGATTGAAACGAGAAATAGAAACAGAAATATATAAGATTCAATCTGCGCGTTGGATTCTTAGACGCTTTGCTTTACGATGGTTATTTAAGAGATTAGTTAAGTGTAATACAGAAGACATTGTAACGCTTGAACCTATTAAACGCCCTATTTATATAGTCGATTGGCTAAAACGATGTGTATATTCATTTGAAATAGATACTCTTCATAAAGATATAACAAATAAACTGTTAGATATATCTGATATGTTTCCAAATCCATTATACCCTAAAAACCCTTTAACAAATATGAATCTTAACATTGCACAAATAATTTCTGTATGGAATACGTTGACATGTAGTAATATTTCCTTATCTTGGGCAGTGACCGCTTTTCGTTCTGTTAGATTTAACCAAAGAAAGTTTGCTGATGATTATTCACTCCCTTTACAAATATCAAGTATGAAAAAATGTTTATTGAATCATTTGGATCCTTGTAGCGGAGAATATATTTTAGACTTTATAAAAAATGCGTATGAAATTAATAATATACGATTAACACATCGAGTATTAGTAGTATTAGACAATGCAATTTATAGCTATATAGATTTAGATATTCTTCGTCAATTTCGTCTGCGATGCCTTGAATATAATTATATTTTATTAACAAGTAAAGAAGAGGGAGACCTTACTAGTCGAAATAAATTAAATTCTGTATATGAATCATGCTTACCTATAATTCAAGAATGTTTTAAAGTATTATAGTATTGATTAACATACGTAAAGGAAAATAAAAGTAATATAGTATAGATGTCGTTTAATGGCCTTCTACCAAGTGAATTATTGGAATTAAGACGAATACAGACCTTGGTGGCAGGTCAAAATATATTTGGGCATCAACCGCATGCTGGTTCAAATCACTGGCACGGTTTACCCGGTTCAACAGGTCCACGAGGTCCAGTTGGATTACCTATCAATGCATTAACATATAAATATACTACGCATGACCTCGAAGTTTCCTCTGGATCATTTCATACTAATATAAATACATTAAATAATGCAACAACAATTCAATTATCGTCAGAAGATTATACTGGTAATCTACAAACAGAATATTTGCAGACATTTTCAGTTGGTTCTACGATTATACTTTATTCAAGTGTAACTTCAAATAAATTTTTTTACACAATACAGTCTATAACTTATACAGCCTTCTCTGTAACATACACTGTTACCCCATTAACGAATGTGTATTATTCTCCAAGTATGAATGAACTATTTTTCATATTTCTTCAAAATATAGGTCAAACAGGCCCACAAGGTCCTATAGGAACAGCGGCAAATACAGGTGCAACAGGTCCAACAGGGTATACAGGTTATACAGGAGCGCAAGGTCTTGAAGGAACTGCTACAAATACAGGTGCAACAGGACCGACAGGTGTGACTGGTATGACTGGGCCGACAGGTGTGACAGGTATGACTGGGCCGACTGGCACTACTGGGCCGACTGGCACTACTGGACCAACAGGATTACTTCCAATTTTAATTGGATCAATTGGATCAAGCGGGTTAATCGGACCATATTATGATGTATCACATACATTCCTTCCTAATAATTTAAATGTTGACTTGGGTTCCCCTAATAATAAATTTAATACAATATATGCTTCTAGTATTGGTAGTATAGATAACCCAGTTGGTTCTGTATTTGTTGCTCAACAAACAATCCATTTTATAGCACCACCAGGTCCTTCTGGCGAGGCTGGTCTAAATACACAGCTTAGTGTAAATCCATTAACAAATAATTTACAAGTTTCACAGATAACAAGTCCAACGGCTACAGAAGGAGGTGGATTAACAGGTACTACAACTGTGGTGTTTGATATTTTATCATCTAGTACGGGTGCTACAGGTTATACTGGTGATACTGGCCCTCAAGGTGATACTGGCTTTCAAGGCAGTCAAGGCGATACTGGTCCTCAAGGTTTACAGGGTGATACAGGCAGTCAAGGTGATACTGGTTCTCAAGGTTTACAGGGTGATACAGGCAGTCAAGGTGATACTGGTTCTCAAGGTTTACAGGGTGATACAGGCAATCAAGGCAATCAAGGCAATCAAGGCAATCAAGGCAATCAAGGCACTCAAGGCACTCAAGGCACTCAAGGCAATCAAGGCACTCAAGGCAATCAAGGCAATCAAGGCAATCAAGGCAATCAAGGCACTCAAGGCACTCAAGGCACTCAAGGTAATCAAGGCACTCAAGGTAATCAAGGCACTCAAGGTAATCAAGGCACTCAAGGCAATCAAGGCAATCAAGGCACTCAAGGTTATACAGGATCTAAAGGAGAGACAGGTGCACAAGGCTCGACAGGTGCCCAAGGCTCGACAGGTGCCCAAGGCTCGACAGGTGCACAAGGTTTACAAGGTGATACTGGTTCTCAAGGTGATACGGGTTCTCAAGGTGATACGGGTGTAACAGGATCTCAAGGTGATACAGGATCCCAAGGTCTAATAGGATATACAGGCGCTCAAGGTCTTAAGGGAGAAGCATCAAATACAGGTGCCCAAGGTGCTCAAGGTTCTACAGGATCTCAAGGTGCTACAGGATATACAGGTGCTCAAGGCGTAGAAGGTGTTGCAGCAAGTACAGGTGCCCAAGGTTCTACAGGATCTCAAGGT